TTTTCAGGAGCTGACGGCGCTCCGCGTCAACCTGACGGCGCTGATAGCTAAATGGCAAGAGAAGACCGCTGACTGTGATGAGTATGCCCTTAAAGAGGACGATGTTGAGGCGTGTAGGCGCTGGACAACACGTTCAAATATCTACTTGGTCTGTGCCGATCAACTCGCCGCGCTCCTCCAGGCTGCCGCCCCGCCTGCACCGACAGCGGAACCGGACGAGCATCGACGGTTGAAGTATTCACAGATGGATCTGGATGCCCAGACTAAACCGCTGCATGTCGAGATCGAACGCCTCAAAGTTGAGCACACTCGCGCCATTCTGCACTACACCGTGAAGGGATATACGGCTGGCGAGAACACGGATGCGAAGCACTGGCGGTTACGTGCTGAAGAAGCAGAATCGAAACTCGCAGCCGCCCCGCCTGAGCGCGTGAGCGAGGGGAAGGAACCATGACGACTGAGGGCCAGTTCCTCAATCCTCCGAAGTGCCGCAAGTGCGGCTACACAATCTGTCCAACGGTGTGGGCGTGCTGCAATCCGCGATGCCCGAAGAATGCGCCGAAGCCAAAGCGGAAAACCGCCCGTCCCGCCGTGGAGCCGCGAGAGGAGCCGAAATGACAGAAGGAGAACGGTTACGAGCTATCGCAGTGTTAGCGACAATCGTATATCAGCACCCGCCTGTTGATAGACTTACTCTTCGCGCGGCATTAGTTGATATCGGCAATTTAGCGCTTCTTGATGCTGAAAGCCAAGAGAAAAATAATGAATCAGAACTGTCATGGGATGACCTCCATCATGGGCCATTGACGGCGACCGAAGGATTCCGCAGGCAGGTCAAGGAGATCACGAAACAGTTTGAGCAGGGCCAATTAGGCGGACCGATCGTTAAGGAGTGGACCGGCCTAATGGCTGGCTTCGTGCCGCCCGCTGAACCCGATCGCTCGCACGGTGACATATGCTGACTTGGACAATGATCAAGACTTATCTAGGCGACGGCGTCTATATTGCATTCGACGGCTATCAGATCATCTTGACGACTGAGAACGGACTCGGGGTGACGAACACTATCGTACTGGAGCCAGAAGTCCTATCGGCGTTGTATGTGTTCGTCGAACTCATTAAAGCACAGACACCGGGAGTAACGAGATGATCGCCTGGATATGCAAGCACTGCGGGACTGCATGGAACCGGCTGACGCCGCGCTGCGAAGCCTGCGGGAGGAAGCGATGACTGATCCTAATCTCACCGGCATCATCGAGCGCGCCTTCAAGCGTGCCGAGGTAAGCATGGAGCTGCTCGGTGAACTCGACCGCATCCAGCACCGCCTGGAGATCATCGCGCAGCTGCGCCAAGCCCTGGACAAGGAAGACGCAGAAGACAAACAGTTGCTGGCGAAGGTAAAGCAGTCATGAGCGAGCAGCCTGAGTTCGAGTTCGAGCCGTCTGCAGCACCGTCGGCCGAGAGGCCCTACGTCCACTGGCACGAGGTTCCGCAGGCGCGCTTCCTCTCCTGGAAGCGGCAGATGCAGTTCGCCTACTGCGCGGCGCGAGACCTCGCCAGCGCAGAGACGGCCCACGAGCGCGGCGAGGATCCGGAGTTCTATCAGCAGCGGGCAGAGTCTTACGCGGTGGAGGCGTTACGATGACCGACGACTTGATGGGCGACATCGAGCAAGAGAACCTCATCGACGTCGAGCATGACTGGCAAGAGCAGTGGCGCGGCATGCCAGAGTATAGCCATAGCGATCTTCAACCAAAGCAGACGCTGTTAGTACACTTTCGTACAGATAAAGATAGAGCTGACTTCGCACAGCTTGTCGGGCAGCACCTTCACGCGAAGACGAAGTTCATCTGGCACCCACGTGCGGAGATACGCAAGGCGAGTGATAAGGTGTATACGAGTACGAAAGTCACGCCACGCTATCCTATTTACATCATCAGCAAGAACCGTGCAGATACACGTCTCACGCAGAAGTGCTTCGAAGAATTTATCCACGTGCCATATCACATTGTCATCGAGCCGCAAGATCTCGAGCAGTATGCGCGTGTTATGCCGCGTGAGAAGATCATCGTTCTGCCATTCAGCAACCTCGGGCAAGGGAGTATCCCGGCGCGTAACTTCGTCTGGGATCATGCAGTGGCGACTGGCGCAAAGCGTCACTGGATCTTCGATGATAACATCTCGGGCTTCTGTCGCTTTCAGGACAACCTGAAGGTCGAGGTCGACAGCGGTATCCTACACTGCGCCATCGAGGACTGGGTCGACCGCTATGAAGATGTCGCGATGGCGGCATTTAACTACGATTATTTTGCGCCGCGCAAGCAAGGTGCCAAGATCAAGCCGATCACGCTCAATACGCGGTGCTATTCTGGCATTCTCCTGCGTAACGATCTAACGAATACTGACGGCACGCCGATGCGCTGGCGTGGGCGCTATAATGAGGACACTGACCTGAGTCTGAGAATCCTGAAAGACGGGCACTGTACGGTACTCTTCAACGCGTTCTTGATGTACAAGAAGCCGACCCTGACGATGAAGGGCGGCAACGCCGACGAACTCTATAAGGGTTCAGGTGGAGTCGAAGCGGACTGGCAGGAGCACTGCATTACATGTCAACAGTGCGCCTCGTGTAACGACGGCTACGACTCTCGTCTGACGCCATGCGACGTAGGACGAAGTATTCTGTCGAGAGACGGTCGCTGGCTGATGGCCGAGAGTCTACGTGAGCAGCACCCAGACTGTACGACTGTCGAGCGGAAGTTCGGATCAAGTGAAGAGGGCATTAAGCGTTGGCAACACAGCGTCGACTATCGCGCATTCGGTCAAGAATATGGCCGCAACGTGCTAAAGCTCCGATCTGACGCTGACCTGACGAATATCTACGACCTGACGCTGGACGCCATGCCGCTCGACGATGCACGGCCCCGCCCGATACAGCAGAGCCAGCTGGCGAGCTCCAAACCGACCATCTCCGCGCTGAGCTTCATCCGGGCAGTACAGCCTGTCCCTGCCGGGCCCGAGCCCAGCCTAGAGAAGTCTAGCCCGACCTCCGAACAGCCGGCCCTAGCCAGTCCTCAGCCGGAATCCAGGCCGCAGGAGCCTGAGACTGATTTCGACCCAGTTAGATTCAAGGCTGAGCTGGCCCTGAACAGCCACCGCCTGCTGACGCGAGACGGAAAGTTCTTCGTTTCAGAGTCAAGCAGCCTGACTGACGTCGAGCGCGCGACGATCAAGCAGCATCGCGAGCAACTGATCCCGCTGGCGACAGTGTGGCTCGAGCCCCTCGTCGTCGAGCAGATGCCGGCCGATACCTCCGAGACGCTCTTCGAAGAAGCGCGCTCAGGGCAGACGCTGGCACAGTTTCTCGATGCGTCATCGCCGACTGACTACGTGCCAGACGAGCCGCCTGACCTCACCGGCATCGACGAAGTGGTTCTGAACTTCGCCACCACCGGCCTGAATTGGGCCGGCGGCGACAGGCCATGCGGCGTGACGGTAAGCACGCTTGACGGGCAGCTGTGTCGTTTCCTGCCGTTCGGCTTCGCTGATGGCAACCTCAGTGAAGAGACCGTCAAGCGCTGGGCGCTGGAGCAGCTGCGCGGTAAGAAAATTGTTAATAGCAAGACGAAGTTCGACGTCCACGTGGCGCGCGAGTGGGGCATCGACCTTGAAGAACAAGGTTGTACGTTCTCCGACGTACAACATACGGCGGCTCTACTCGACGACCGTCGCAAGCGCTTCAGTCTCGACCTGCTGGCAGCCGACTACTTTCCAGGCGAGCAGTTTGCACTGCGACTCGACGAGACGCAGCATCATCGATTTACGGCAGCGCAGGCAGCAGAGCGTGAGCGGGCGACAGCGCGACTCGTTGGTAGGCTGCGCGCCGTCATGGATCCTGAGATCAGTAAGCAGGAACTGCGCGCGGTACACGACCTCGAAGACGCCGTCATCCCGACCGTCGTCGAGATGGAGAAGAACGGCAGTCCGATCGACGTGCTGCTGCTCGAACAGTACGGCCGCGAATGCATGGCCGAGCACGATCGGCTGCTGTGGGAGGTCAGCCGCGAATGTGGCTTCGCATTCGAACATACGGCGGCAGGGTGGAAGCGGCTCATCGAGTCGCTACACTTAGTAGTACCAGACTCGTTTTCCGAGAGCGTGCTGAACGAAGTCGATCATCCGCTGGTTCGCAAGGGGCAGCGCGCAAGTCAGTATGCGTCGCTGAACAGCAAGATCTTTAAGGCGTACCCAGAGCACATCCAAGATGGCGTTCTTCGCTATAACATCAATCAGCTGGCGAGCGACGACGGCGGCACGGTAAGCGGACGCTTCTCGATCGGCATCGTTCAGCAGGTGCCGAATGCCTATAATCACGGTGAGATCTTCGGCGACGAACTCTTCCCCCGTCGTCTGTTCGTGCCTGGCTCTGGCGAGTACTTCGAAGGTGATGCCGCGCAGATCGAGTTTCGACTGCTCGTGCAATATTCGGGTAACGCTAAGCTGCTTCAAGCCTATAAAGACGACCCGTGGATGTCATTTCACAAGAAGATGCAAGAGATGCTGGTCGCCTACAAGCCCGACATGAACTATACGCACACGAAGAGCTACAACTTCGCGGCACAGTATGGCGCAAAGAGCATCAAGCTTGCCGTGATGATGGGCTTCATCTCGGAGCGCGTCGGCGAAGAGATACGCAGAGCAAAGCGCTGGGATGACCCGAGGCTGAAGACCATCAAGGAGATCGAGGCTGCCTACAAGAAGGCGCACCCAGAGGCTGGCGCGCTGCTGGATCGTGCTTCGCACTTGATGAAGAACGAGTGCGACGAGTACTGCAAGAAGAACGACATATTGCACCGACAGTTTCAGCACCGCGGCTACGTCAAGACGTTGCTCGGACGACGAAGTCGCTGCGTCAACAACTATAAGCCATACATCGGTCTCAACCGAGTGCTGCAGGGCACCGGCGCCGACATCATGAAGCAGAAGCTCGTCGAGCTGCACGCGCAGCGTAAGGAGATAGGCTTCATCCTGCGCATCACGAATCACGACGCCGTACTTGGTGACGCCACGACGCCGGAGACGAAAGAGAAGGTCTCGGCGATCCTGAACGCGCAGAGCTTTCCGCTGAAAGTACCGATCTTGTGGGAATGTGGGACTGGAAAGAACTGGGCGGATTGTAAGTAGACACCACTAAAATTTTGTGCTAGTCTTGATATATGTCCAAGCGTGAAGGCGAATTGAAGTCGTTATTTAGGAAAGAGTTGAAGCGTCAAGCGCCAAGCTTTATGCTGCTTGCCTATGCGACGAACGGCGCTCCCGACATCGAGGTCGTCGGCTGCGGACGGACGAGTCGCTGGGAAGGAAAGCACGCGACGCCGCACTTCGATAGTCCAGGTGACCAGCAACTCTGCTGCGCTCGTCTTGCCGCTGCAGGCCATTGCCGTTATGTTATCTGGAAAGAACACCGCGGCATCGAGCAGACGCTGATCGTGCATCCGAGGACGGTGATGGACCGCGACGGGTGGGATTTGATTCCCGAGGCGTGGTGCGTGGGATTTGATATGCGGTGGCTGGTGGAGCAAGTGTTGAAAGAGCATCGAACATAAGGAGCAGCATGCACATCGTTGTAAACTCACAAGTCCTCGCGGCTGAATTGAGACTTCTCAACCGCGTCGTCCCAAGCAAGCCAGCGATCGCCATCCTCGGCCACGTTCGCCTACGCGGTGACAGTGACGGTCTGCACCTCTATGCGACGGATGTCGAGGTTGGCCTGTCGACCGACTGCGCGGCACGCGTCGACGAGCCTGGCGAGGTGGCGCTACCGGCCGCGAAGCTGCTCTCACTGGTGGAGCAGTTTCCTGATGCCGACGTCAGCATGCAGCTAGACAAGATGCATGCAGCAGTCAGCTGTGGCGCGTTTAAGTCTCGCCTCTCATCGCTATCCGTTAACGATTTCCCGGCGCTACCCGAGGCCAGCGGCACGACGTATCAGTTCGACGCCGCAGACTTTCGCATGCTGATCGCCAAGACGCGCTACGCCATCAACGCGGCCAGCAGCAAGTACATCCTGAAGGGCGCCCTACTGACGATGAGTGGCGACGGCGCGGCGATGGTCGCAACCGACAGCAGGCGTCTCGCGCTGGCGACAATGAGTCGCAGCGGGCCGGATGGTAGCATTACTATACCAGTGAAGGCGCTCGACGTGCTGGCCGGTGGCTCTGAGCAGGGGACGATGGAGCTGACCGTCGGCGAGCGCCATATCTTCTTCGCCTCTGGTGGTAGGCTGCTCGTCTCACGCATGCTGGAGGGGAAGTTCCCCGCCTACGAGCGCATCATCCCGCAGGACAATGCCTTGATGTTGACGATCGATAGGCTGGCGTTGACTGCCGCACTGCGGCGCATCGTGCTGGTGTCGGAAGACAACAAGGCAACGTATCTATCGCTTAGTGCTGGACAGCTCGAGCTGACAACGCAGTCGGCTGAGGTCGGCGCGGCAAGCGAGGTTGTTGCCGGTGAGTATGACGGCCAGCCGCTGAAGGTCTGCGTGAACGCAGGCTTCGTACTGGACTTTCTCAACGCGGCGACGCAGTCGCACATCACACTGAAGCTGAAGGACGCTAAGAGTCCGCTACTCCTCACCGATGGAGACGACCACATCGCCGTAATCATGTTGCTGAAAGGATGACGTCTATGTATCCCTGTGCGATCACCTGGTGCGTGGCGATGACCGAGAAGACGTTCTGCCCGATGCATGAGAAAGATCAGAGTCTGCATCCGCATGAATTTAACGAAAGCAATCTTGAAGGTTATGACATTGACGATGAGGATGCCGAAGATGACTGACGAAGAGAGGGCGCGACAGATGACGACTCGCAACAAGATGATCTGCGACTGCTACGCATCGGGCAAGACGCTCAAGCAGTGTGCGTCGGAGTTTCAGCTCGGGCGTCAACGCATCCTGCAGATCCTTCAAGCCGCCGGCGCCTGGAAGCCATACGTCAAGCAGGGGCGCGAGAAGTTCCTCGGCGTGAACGTCACCGCCGAGACCAAGGATGCGCTGAAGGAGCAGGCAGATGCGAAGGGCGTCAGCGTCTCGAAGTTTGCGTCCGACGTGCTCGATGAGGCAGTACGATGAGAGTGTATATAGCAGCCCCATACCCCACTCGGAATGACGCTATCACGCTCATGCACGCCATCGAGAAGCTTGGTCACAGCGTAACGAGTAGGTGGCTGACACAGATCGATGACGATGGGCCTGATGCTGCGATGATGGATATCATGGACATCGAGCGCTGCGATGTACTGCTACTCTGGAATCCAATTGCCTGGCATAATGCTGGCACCGGAGGTCGGCACTTCGAGATGGGGTACGCCGCCGCTATCGGTAAGCGACTGGTCGTACTCGGCGCTAGGTCGAGTAATTTTCACCACCTACCTGGAGTCCGCGTTATCACACAGGTTGAGGACTTATGATCAAGCGTTATATCGGCGATGGCGTCTACGTCTCCTATGATGGCTTCAGTATCACCCTGACAACCGAGAATTGGACCGAGGTGATAAACACAATTGTGCTTGAGCCTGAAGTTGTCGGCGGCCTAGAAAGGTTTATCAAAGACTGCGTACGCATTCGGTGCGGCTTCGTGGAGGTGAAAGAATGACCTTCTGGGAGCGCCTGCAAGACATCTTCTATCGCACGCCGAAGATCTACATGAGCGCACGATGGTTGGATGAGTACATCAGGAATCAGCGATGATATCTAAAGATTGGGTTGTAGAAGCCGCAGAAAACATCCAGCGATCTGAAGGACTCGTCGTCGGGTCCGAAGACCGCAAGGCACTGATTGCACGCATCATCGAAGCGCATTGGCCCTTCGAGCCTGACGTCGTCTATATACCCGCACAGCCAGGCGTCGCCTACATGCCGGTACCGAGGTGCGAGACGTGCGCTTATTGGCATCGATTCGAATTAGAAGACATCGGTAGATGTGGGGTAGTAGCTGACCCTCCTGAAAGACAATATCCGCGAGCCTTAGGCACACTCGAAACAAAAGTAGACTTCGGCTGCGTCCAGTGGAAGGCGAAATGAAAGCTCGCGACCTGCTCACGATCATCGAGCGCTACGCAGAAGCCAGCCGCATGACGACCGAGAAGCTGCTCGAAGAAGTGCCGAATGACAAGTTCAAGTTGATCATCCAGTCAACGGCAACGCTCTTCAAGCATCTGAAAGAAGAAGCCATTCGGCGCGGCATCTGGGATGAGCTGAGGGGGATGAAGCCGTGATCGGTAAAAAGCTCATCAAACTCGAACCGACGGATCAAGGTGACATCGGATTGAAGCTAACCTTTGAAGATGGTTCTATCCTTGAGTTTGCTTTCAGCGCGGATGAAGGTACTGTCTGGGTCGATGGCCACGAATGCACCACAGCGATCGATTTCGATGAGGTGTGCGAATCATGATCACCGACCTCCTCACCCTCCCCCGTCCGCTCATCGTCCTCGACACCGAGACGACAGGCCTTGACACGACGAATGACCGCATCGTGGAGCTGGCGTTCCAGGTCTACTATCACGATGGGCGCGACGTAAAGAAGTATCGGACATTGGTCAATCCGGGCGTGCCGATCCCGGCGGAAGCAACCGAGGTGCACGGCTACAAGGATGAGGACTTCTGGCTGTGTCGGACATGCAATGCTGAACTAGCAGGTCATCCAATCGATAAGTCAGATGAATGCGTCAATTGGCCTTGCATCGATCCGCGTGGTTGGCCCACCTTCAAGCACCTCGCGCCAAATCTCGCCGTCGGCTTCACCAACGTCGACTATGCCGGCAAAAACATCCGCTTTGACCTCCGCATCCTCTCGGCCGAGTTCGCTCGTGCCGGCGTCGAGTGGTCGATTGGTGATGCGCGAATCATCGATGCCGACCGGCTCGAGGCGCTGCTCGTGCCGCGCAGCCTGACGCACCTCTACAAGAAGTATACTGATCAAGCATTCCCAGGTGCGCACGGTGCGATGGCGGACGTCGAAGCTGTTGCGGAAGTCATCGAACTGCAACTTAACGCAAGCCTCAACGACGATGGTGACTTACTGCCCCACGACCTCGACGCACTGCACGCACTCCAGTGGCCGACGATGATCGACCTCGAGGGAAAGTTCTGCTACGTCAAGGACGTCCCTTGCTTCACGCGCTGGGGGAAGTACGGCGGCAAGCCTATGACGGCGGCCGACGTCGGATACTGGGATTGGATCCTGAGCAAGGACTTTCCAGTCGAGACGAAGCGGATCGCGGCGCAGGCGAAGCTTGGGGTGTATCCAGTGAGGAAGGCGTGACGCTCGACTTCAGTCGGTGTCGTCTTGCACCGTTCCAGCATCAACGTGAGGATGTGCAGGCGGTGATCGACCATCCGTACTTCTTCGTCGCGTCGGAGATGCGGACCGGAAAAAGCAAGATCATCGTCGATGCCGCGCAGTTCCTCTTCGAGGCCGGCGTCATCGATAAGGTGATCGTCGTCTCCCCGGCGCCCGTGCGCGACGTGTGGTACGATGAACAGATCGGCGAGATCGCCAAGCACGCCTGGCTAGACCTGCCCATTAAAGTATCTGAATTCCACGCTCGATGTCGCCAATGGCTGAATGATGCTCCAGGCGTACGTCGATTGCAGTGGGCGGTAACGAACTTCGAGTTCCTGCGCAGCAAGAACCGGTTAATACAGTTGTTGCCCTTCTGCAACCAGAAGACGCTCCTCGTCCTCGACGAGTCGAGCTTCGTCAAGAACCACGCCGCCGAGCAGACGAAGGCCTGCCTGCAGCTGCGCCGGGCATGCGGGCGCGTCGTGCTGCTCAATGGCACGCCGCTGTTTCACTCGCCGCTCGACCTTTTTTCACAGGGGAACATACTTCACGAGAGCATCATCGGCACGAAGTACGTGACGCACTTCAAGGCCAGATACGCGATACAAGGTCCTGTGCTGCGCAACGGCGGCAGTCCGATGGTCAACGCGTGGGGCAGGCCGATCATGAAGGTCAATGGGTGGACGAACCTCGACGACCTGCAGCGACGCTTCGCGCCAGTCACGGTCAGGCGTCTTCAAAAAGATTGTCTCGATCTCCCGCCAAAGCTCGATCCGGTGACGCTGACGACGACGCTGACGCCGGAGACGTGGAAGGCCTACAAGGACATGCGCGAGGAGATGGTCGTGTGGCTGTCGTCAAACGACGTCGCAACCTCAGCGACGGCGGCGATCAAGGCGCTGCGGCTGTCGCAGATCACGGGTGGGTTCATCGGTGGGGTCGAAGATTCTGGCATCGATGTTCAATACCCAGACTGGCCACCGACGAACAGGTCCGTTGATCCTATTCGCGAGATCGGCCACGAGAAGCTCGACGTCCTCCTCTGGTTCATCGAGCAGCGGCTCGCTGAGGACGAGAACCTCCACCTCGTCGCGTGGGGACGCTTCAGAGCAGAGGTGCTGCGCGCCGAGGCAGAAGTCAAAGTAAAGTTCCCGCAGTTCGAGACAGCGACGATCATGGGCGGCCAGAAGAAGGCCGAACGACTCCGCGCTCTTGCACTACTGAAGCCCGAGACATCGCCGACTGGTCCAGTCTTCGTCGCCGGCATCGAGGGCACGGGCAGCTTCGGCCTCGACATGTGCGCGGCACATACGTGCGTGACGATGAGCAGCGGCTACTCACCTGGACGCTCGGCGCAGACGCTCGATCGTGTCTATGGTCCAGGACAAAAGTTTCCCATCGCGTACTACGACATCATCGCCGTCGGTCCGAAGGGGCAGCACACCATTGACCGCGACATCCTGCTGACGCGGCGTAACGGCGAGGATATCGCACAGCGGACAGCGGCAGGCTGGGTCAAGGCGCTGAAAGACGAATAATCCTTAATGTTTTAGCGGTTTTCAAATAGTTAAAAATAGTTGTTTACACCGGCCCCAACTCGTAGTAGTATCTCTTTTGTAAGCAGTCAACCGGCGCTCGGAAACACCGAGGCCCGTCACTAGGAGACAGACATGAATTCAGCCATCGGCACTAAGGTTATCCGCAAGCGAGACGGCGCTACCGGTGAGATCGTATATCGGGAGTTGGCAGTCCCCTCCATCGCACATCCGGGCGTCTACGGAAAAATCACTGTAAGCATCCGACTTGATGATGACTGCCTTTGGAAGGCTGCCGGCGGCGACATGGTCGGCGATCTCGGCTGGCTGAAGTCGCTCTTCAAGGTGGCGAAATGACCCACCTCCTCCGCCTCTCAGCCTCAACAAGAATCAAAGCCGCCGAAGCCGGCCTCTGGCAGACGAGCCACGGCAAGTGCGTGGCGATCGCGCTGATGAACGACGCGCACCTCGTCAACGCGCTGCTCAAGGCGCTGCGGGAGCAGGAACCGGCGGCAGTCAGCACCGCGCTCAGCGCCGAGGTCAGGCGGCGGGGGCTTCAGGAGTATGCGTTCAAGGTCGCAGGAGAAAGGTCATGAACCGCCACCTACGTTCAGGCTCGCGCACCAACCGCGACCGACGAGATCAGGCGTTTGCGCGGTCGGTGATTGCTACAGCAACAAAGATGCATCAAGAAGCGACCGGTGACCTCGCATTCAGGAAACTCGGCGGCGAGATCGAGGTCTGCCCGGATTGCATGGGCAGCCGCGAAACAGAGCAGCACGTCACCGACGACATCACGCGCATGCTGCCGTGCCCGGAGTGCAACGGTAAGGGTTATTATCAGAAGGAGCAGTAGAATGACAAGTGAAACCCCTGACCCGACCTACGACTACGCCGCCGCCAAGCGCCGCGCCGACTTCATCGACGGCCTGCGAAAGATGGCCGACTTCTTCGAGCAGCATCCGCAGATCAAGACTTGCAGCATCGACGGCAACATCTTCGTCGAGCGCAGCGAACTGACCGCGCTCGCGCGCCTTGGCGGGTGGTCGAAAGAATACTACGACTCGTGGTTCGCGCTGCGCCGCACGTTCAGCGAAGACGTGAAGCTCGACATCAACGTCAGTCGCGAGCAGGTCTGCCGCAAGATCGTCGTCGGACACAAGATCGTACCCGCGCAGCCGGAGCGCGAGGTTGAAATCGTTGACTGGGTGTGCGAAGAGAGCGTGCTGCTCGATCCGAGGAGGATTTGATGGCGACAAGACAGACGAAGTACGCATCGGTCGTCAAGGATCTGCCGAAGTACCTCGGTGACGATCCAGGCAGAGTCGAGCTGCTGAACAAGGTGCGTGACGAGATTCTCGCGACTCCTGCCAGCTGCATGCTTGACAATAACTGGAACATCGACGTGCAGATGCTTTCGCGCCTCGCTGACGTCAAAACGCAGGTCGCGTCCATCCTTGCGCTGGGCAAGCAGCAGGTCGGTGACAAGCGCAGCGCCGCCGCCTTCGCCTCTGCCTACGCCGCGACCAGGACGGTCGTCGACACGCTCGGCGACCTGAAGTCCGCCGCCCAGCTGCTTCAAGACGCCTACGAGCGGCTGATGGTCGAGAAGATGGAAGAGGAAGGCGTCGCCAGCCTGCGTCTGGAGTCGGGCGCCTCGGTCAGTACCTACATGGAGCCTTATAGCAAGATCGTTGACCGCGAGGCATTCAGGAATTGGTGCATCGATAACGGCTACGAGCCGCAGATGCAGCTGCTCTGGATGACGACGAATGCCATCGCGAAAGAACGCACTCTGGCTGGCGAGGCTCCGCCGGACGGCGTCGAGGTGACGGCAAAAGTTATGGTCCGGTTGAATCGGGGGTAGCTATGAGTAGTATCAAGGTCCAAGTCAAGTTCACGCTTGGCATGAGCGAGCACACCATACACGGCGTTGAGGTCTTGTATGATAAACTCACCGTCGGCGACCTGACGGAGCGCATCTGGGAGACCGAGCGGCACCTATCGCGCATCACTGGACTGGAGGTGAAGATCGAGACGGCGGTTGAGTAACAGTAATACACAGCATTAAATCAGACATCAGGAGTCAGAATCAAATGAGCACTGAAACGAAGAACGCAACGACTGACATCGCCACGACGCAAGCTGGCACTCTCGCGCCCGCACCCAACTACATCAAGAAGGGCAGCCGTAGAGGCTTCGAGGACACCGTCCAAAGCGACCTCATGATCCCTAGGTTGGCGCTTGCACAGGCGCTCAGCCCGCAGGTAACCGACGGCGACCCGGCGCGCATCGCTGGGCTGAAGGCTGGCGACCTTTTCAACTCGATCACCGGCGTCAGCTACGGCAAAGAAGTCTATGTGCAGGTCGTGCGCAAGATGCCGCTTCGCGCAATGGAGTTTCGCAGCATCGACGATGGCGGTGGAGTCGTCGACCCGAATGTGCCAATCGGCGACGAACGTCTGCGGTGGGGTACGAGCGGCGACAAGAAGACCGACCGCCCGAAGGCGACGCTCTTTCGTGACTTCTTGGCCGTCATCCTGCCAGCGCGCGAGATCATCGCACTGAGCTTCAAGTCATCTGGCATCAACGCCGCGAAGACGCTCTGGGGCTTGGCGACGATGGCCAACCGCGACTGCTTCGCCGTACGGCTAAAGATTACCACTGGCGTGAAGCTGACGCCAAAGCCGCATCAGATCTACAAAGTCGAACAAGCAGGGTGGGTCAGTGAGGCCGACTACGCGCTCGGCGAGGAGATGTTCGAGGCTGTGAAGGACATCGCGCCCGAGATGGTCCATCACGACGCTGACCCGGACAGCTTCGACCCGGCGCAGTTCGAAGGCCAGCACGCAGCGACAGCGAGCGAGATGTAAAGGTTTGGGGCCAGCCGTTCCTGATGGTGGTGTTATTGGGCACCTTGTCGGGGTGATCAACAATCCCGTTGATCACGTGTGGGAGCACTGCGGCTGCCCCAATTCAGATCAGAGGATTTTATGTTCAGGATAGGACAACGAGTCAAAAGTAAGAGAACAATCAACATCGTTGGCTCGATAATCGGCTATGGTTCTCTTACATGGCCGCAGGACGATAAGCAACTAACTGGTGACGATGAGCAAGTCCCTGTCTATCTCGTAAGGATCGGTAAGGGATCGTCGTCACTCGGACCAGCGTGCGCCGTATTGCGTGCGGATCAAGTAGTACCGGTGTAGCCGGTAAAGTTTCCGCCGTCCCGCGCGAACGAGGGTATCGCGTCAATCACGCATCGAGACTGCTGCGGCGGTCTGTCGGTGGGGACGGCGGAATATCTCTCAATTAGAGGAGTCTTCATGTACCTTCAGCGACGACACGGCGTACCAACACCGTATGTGCCACCTTCTCCCATAGGGTCTCTACTGCAGCCGAACGACTTTCTCTACCTCGGATTTATAACGATGCCGCCTGAAGATCAGGCGAATGGCATTCGCTTCGCCTATTCCGCTGGCGCACTCACTGGGCGTGTTGTCGGCGGCCAGATCTACTTGCTCGTCTGCGGTTCACAAGCCGAGACAGGCTGGCCTGATCCGGTCTACGAGATTAGATACAACGGTGTAGGAAACGTCGCCACCTTCGTCACGAACTGGTGGGACGTGACGATGGGCAAGAAAGTCGGGTCGGCGAACTCTAAGCCGACGCGCGGTCTGCTCTGGGATGAGGTGACGCAGCAGTTGATCTGGTCCTATCAGGATCAGTACAACGTCGGCGGCGATTGGAATCCGAGCTTCGGGAGTTCAATTCTCGCTCCTGGACTTGTGACAGCCTTTGGCCCGTGGCGGACATCTTCGTTCTCAGGTTTCACTGCCGGTTATATGGCACCCGTGCCAGCGGCCTATCAATCGACACTGCACGGGCGCATCATCACCGGGGCACCGATTGGATCTGGCAATGCGGGATCGCCGTGGGGCGTCGAGACGTCGTCTTGCGATGTGCCTGCTAACAGCGTGCCTGCAGACGGCTATAATGACGGACACGTGACGATCCCTGTCACCAATCTAGTTCACTCTGATCTCGGCAGCAAACAGTCTCGTCCGTCTGATGTGGATGACTGCGGATGGACGAACTACGGCATACCTGATAACGATCCACCACGTCAGCCGCAGTTGAACCCCGTGCAGGACGGAAGCGGATGCAATATCGACGGCGTGCTCTGCGGCGTGCAATACGGTCCTGTCTCGGTCTTCACCGCAGTTGACGTCGTCAATGCGTCGGTCTGGATCAACGGCGCGACGAAGCAAGGTGTGGTCTTCATCGGCCAACTTGCTAGAACTGTTGCCTCACTGGTCGGAACAGGAGTCTATCCACCTGATCAGAAGTGTCACCAGTGGTATGGCCCTGCGCAGATCTACGGTGTGAAGAAGTTGTGCGCACATGGTCAGAATGATACGCGCTATGGCAATGAGGCCACTGGACCGGGCACGACAACGATGCAATCAACGATGTGGATCTATGACCCTGCTGACTTCGCCCTCGTGGCAGGTGGTCTGAAGTCTTCGGTTCTCCTGCCGCCAACCACGGATTCCGCACGCCTCTTCGACTTACCAGGTGGAGGCGCATTCCCTGAGATCGCGCCCTGTCAGAACTGTCACGGCGGCGCATGGTTCGAACCGACGAGCAAGCTGCTCTTCATGACCGCGCGCAACAGTGAAGGCGATCACCGACCGATCGTGCATGTGTTCTCGGTGAATTGTTAGGGGAGACCAGTATGACGCTTCTGCTCATCGCGAAGAACGGCGACCTCCTGCGTGTAGACATACAACAACCGTCATTCGACCTTGAGTATTACCAGATGCATGACCGCCGACCAGCCAAACTCAGTACTATGGATTGGGCACCATGCAACACTGAGTCTATCAGGACGTTTCAGCGTCGTGGGACTATAGCTCGCAAAGATGGCTCGCGGCTGTTCGACTTCTTTGAGGAGATATAGCGGTCATGAATTACAAAGAGCCAACGCCAGAACAGTGCTCGATGAACGCTGACCTTGGTGATGGATGGATCGCCATCTGGTATCCGCAGATGGGCGGCTACGTCGGGAGAGCCATGGTGAAATATTCCTACAACTCGTGCTTCGAGGCGTACGTCTGGCACGACGGTGAGTTTCCCTTCGATGGCGAGGACATCTATGGCGATGTGCGGTTGCCGAGGCACCTCCATCACTGCGACCCGGATCAGTTCATCTCGTTTGGTGAGCAGGTCAAACGACTCGTAACGAAAGGAGAATAGTCATGACTGAGCCGGTGCGACCGCTGGAGGCGCTGAAAATTGCTGAGGCCATCGTGCGAGGCCATGAGCATTTTTGCGCCAAGTTGCGTGACGCTATCGTCGCTGCGCTCCTCCAGGCTGCCGCCCCGCCTGCACCGACAGCGGAACCAGAGCAACAGCCGATTTGTGTCGCGTGTTCTGGTTGCGGTTGGTGCGAGGGAAGCCCCGCATTTACGTGTCCCGTTTGTAAAGGCACTGGCCATGTCCATTGATTTCACAGAGGTTGAGATAGACCACCTCTTGACGCTGTTGCGCGATGCAGAGTCGGAAGGTAGCTACTACGGTCGCCGTGATCACTATCTGAAGCGCCACGAGCGCATCAGGGCGAAACTTCTTCGATCAGCCGCCCCGCCTGAGCGCGTGAGCGAGGGGAAGGACGACTCGCAGACCCTCCATGACATCGCGGAAGGACTAAGGCAGAAAGCCGAGGCAGAAGATGCGAGATAGTCCGTTAAGGGTTGAAGTGGCTGATGGTGAACTGCGAATTGTCATCGGCGTCAACGTGCTGGCCCATGCTGTGAGCTATGCGGATTGGGCGAACCCCTACGACGAAGAAAAGCACGACTACATCCGCACGTTCGCAATCGCGGACGCAGAGCAATTCGCCAAGGATGTGAAGCGAGCGATGCAGGACGAGCGCGAGGACGGTTCATCGCTGCTCTCGGACTTCCTCGACAAAGCGTCCAGCAACGCTGTGGATGATGGCTCAGAGGCGTGTTTTGGTGACCAGTCGATTCTTCACGGCAAGCATGCTGCATCAGAAACATGGGCGGCCCGTCCCGCCGTGGAGCCGCGAGAGGAGCCGAGATGAGTGAAACCTATTATCCGTCCTGCGAAGATGACCAATGCGGGAACTGCGGACATTTTGGCGACGAACATCTCTGTCCACCATCCATCTGGTTGGAGACGCCTCACGAATGGACTGGGCTGATGGCGGGCTTTGCGCCACCTGCTGACGCTGACACGACGTCAACAGGTACGTTCGACCAAGGTGGGCCAGTCTAGCAAGCGCCCAGAGCACGCTAGCGCAGCGTTCGCAGTCAGTCCCTTGTCTAGCTATCGAGTCTAAGAAAATAGCCCCTAGGCGCTCTACAGCGTCCCTAGGGGCTAAGCTGTATAAGAACCTCAGTCCCTATACATTATACAAACTGTTTACGCCTGCTCGACGGGAGGCGTAAAGCCGAACGACGCGCCGGTGGCCATCGCGCTCGTGATGGTGAAGTCTTCCGCCGCCGAGATCGTCACCACCCCATCCCCAAGATCCGCATCAGCCGACCAACGCACCTGCGCCGTGCCCGATAGCACACCCTTAACAAGCACGCTCAGTTCGTTGGTCGGGTCCGCGCTCACGGTGAGCACGTTGACGTCCGAAGAAGTGAAGACTGACGACCCAGCCTGCACTGGCGCCGGATGTCCGAGGTGGTCGACCGGCTGAACGGTACCCGTCGTCTGCTGCGTCGCACTCATTGTCTGCATTGAAACTCCTGGAAGCGGTCCTGACGGTTGCTCCTGAACGGGACCGAACGTCCAGACGAGCAGCGGGACCGACATCGGTCCACGCTTATGTGTAACAGTGATGATCGTCGTGTCATCTGTCACCTTTACGGTGACTGGACGACACCCGTGTTCGATGACCAGCGGATCGCAGCTCATTGAATCACCAGTGGCCGTGCGGCCGTCGTCGAAGTATGGCACCCTCGGTTATCTGCTGCAGTCACAAACAGATTATACGTGCCTGGTATGCGCGGCGTGCCGAAGCCAATTGCTCTGACGAAGCGCAACTCAGTTCCGTTGATCTCGCCAATGACCTGCGCATCAAGCTTCACCTGTATCTGAAGGACAGGTGCTGGCCCGAGAACCTTCGCTACAACCTGCCCCTCGACACCTCCCTTGAGCGGCGTTGTATAGCTCGTTACGACGACAGACAGCCCGATGCACGGGTCAGTCTGCCCCGCAATCGTAAACGTCAACGGCGCCGATGGTGGACTGACTGCCGCTCCACTATAGGCTAAGACGGACGCTGTGTGCGGTCCTGGCGTTAGCGTCGGCGCCGTAAAGATGACGACGTTACCAACGTCAGTGATCGTCGAGTCAAGGATGAAACGGTACCCAGTAACATTGTCACTCGGGGCGTTCGCATTCCACGTGAAGCTCACTGGGTTTGAGACTGTCGGCTGTGCGCTCAACCCAGTGGATGTTGCCAGCAGCATCCACACAACGTAGATAATGCGCTTCAATGACTGCGCTCCACTGCTTCCTGATCTTGCGTTCATAGGCGTCATAGTCAAACGCCACGCTTCACGACGATTGGTTTATCTGAGGGACAAGGGAAGTCATCACCGATTGCCGGAGGGTCATGGTTATCAGACGGACGTGGAGAGCCTGCCCACTTGAACCAATGTCCACAGTCCAGGATCAACCACCATCCATCACCGACCTTATTCTCACGTACGTCGAGTATCTCACTCATGGCTTCCTCCCGAGTAACGCTGCTGCTGGTTTCCATGTCCCGTCATAGCGCTGGAGACCGAAGTTATCGTTCGCGCTCGTCGTCGGGCCTGAGACGAGCTGATAGATGAGCGCATACGTTGCACCTAAGCGTTGAAACGCCGCCAGTTGCTGCTGTAGGTAAGCGAGCTGCTGTGCGTCTTGGTCTGCATCCTGACTCGGCATCCCGAACTCTGTCACCGCGACCTTCCGACTGCCGGCCAGCGCTTGCACGGTGGCTTGAAGCGCAGGGCCAGAGTCACCATACCAATGCAGTCCCAGCACGACGTCAGGCGGCATCAACTGCATGGCTTCCTGCAGGTAGCCGAGCGTCTCATTCGTGACGGTGTAGACGCCGCCGCTGATGACGTCGCCGGTGAAGCCGTGCGCACGCAAGACTTGATCACCATCGCTCACAAACTTACCGAACTGCGCCGCCGAGAGTCCGGCGAGGTCCAGCTCGTTTCCCAGCTCGACGCCGACCCAATGCGACGATGACGCGAGGGTCGCGATGTCTCCCACGAGCCCAAGGTCCGCCGTGCCGACGAGCAGAAGCACGTTAAGGTCTGGATACCCATGAACGCTGTCAAGCGCGGCCTGAGCTTCAGCCTTCGTGCGCACGGTGGCACGCAGCGTAAGAATGTTCATAGCATCGAGCGCGTTCAACGTGTCAGAGGGCAGCACACCGCCATAGAGCCCATTGACCCCGAGGTGAGGAATGGGTTCCGTGTGGACGACGAACGGCGTCGGCGGCACGACCACCAGCGAGTGGCCGCAACCGCCGATACCTAGTAGCGCAATGAACAGAACGACGAGGCATACTCCTGACAATGAGAGAGTCCAGCCAAACCGCTCCTTGCGGTCAATCAAACTGCTCCCGAACCATACCAGGCAAGCACCGAGCAGTCCAGTTAGCACAAAGATCCACCTCATAACAGTGAGATCACTGCATCTAGGTACGGACGGATACGCGAGTCTGCTGCGAGCAGTGCTTCCTCCTTGATCAGCACGGCCTTCGCTGCCGCCTGCCAGCCAGAGGTCAAGCCGATGGTCGCCGCCTGGGCATCATCCAAGATGCGCAGCGCGACGACGCAGACAGGTGGCTGGAGCCACTGCACATCACATGAGTAGGTCACGCCGTCGTGCGCCTCTGAGATGAACGTCTGGACTTGTGCTTGCGTCAGCGGATGCGAGAGGTGGCACGCGCTGATGGCGAGTGCGATGATGACGAGCGCAATACGTGTTTTCATCTGATCACCTGTGCAAAGAGGTTCGCGGCGACCCAGCATGCTAGGCCAGCCGCGACCAAGTTAAAGCGTGTAGGAACAGGAACCGCCGCAAGGACGAAGAGCACGAACGCGAAGACGAGCAAGACTAATGACATGACTGTTCTCCTTTAGAGAGCTGTTCCATCCGGACGTCGAGCACCATTTCCGTATCCACCCATCGCCAATCCAGTATGCGATGTCGTACACATGACGTAGTAACCCGCCTGATCGCCTTGTAACTCTGAAGCTCTTGCGTCGAACTCGAACTGTGCCATTACCTCGAAGCCGACGAGAGAGAACGGTCGCAATACCCCGCCGCGCTGGCTCTGGCCCATGTTGCCTTTGCTTTGGTCGCCGCCGAAGGGATCAAGCGTATCGAGCAACTTATCCTGATAGAGCTTCGGATTCGTCAACGCGATCTGGTTATCACCCTGATGATGCCCGCCAGTCAAGTAAGGCTGCATGGCGCCCCACCATGAGAAGCGATTATCAACGTTGACCGTCTGATACTTGTCGCTCCACACCTCGCCGCCAGTCTTCCACCACGCGAGCGCCTCGTTCACCCAATGTGTGTAAAGCGGAACGGACTGGGGGAGCGCACTCGCGAGATAGGCAATGATGGAGATGATGGGGTTGCCTGGAGCGTTCCACTGGTCGAGTTGCCATCCAACGCACGCGCAATCCACCACCCCTGCGCCAACGAGTTGGTCGACATATGGTTGCAGAATAGGCGCCCAATACGCTGCATCTTTGTCTCTCGATTTGAATGTCCAGTCATCGCCTTCTCCTCCACCGAGCCACCATTCATCGCAGAACAATCCATAGCCTTGTGCTTTGCGACTCAGTATAATATGATCTTCGATGCTATGTCCATAGTAGAGTGAATGCCCAAGGCTGCGCTGCAGATGTGTATAGCCAGCCTGCGCATAGGCAAGTAGATACTGATCTTGCACCACTGGCGGATAGTTGTCGAGCAGACAAGCCATCACCATTTCAGGGTTCGAGTCATTGCCGCCTGGCACTGGTGGCGCACCTGGAATGGTTAAGCCGCAGAAGTTCCCGCGATAGAAGTGCAGGTCGCGACCTGGCGGCGTAAACGGCAAGACGTTACGATAATCGATAGGCTGCGGAGCTGGGCCGAATGGTGCACGCTTGATAGGTGTAATTGTACCGCCGCCACCTCCACCGCGTCCGCTGAACAGCGCCACTTGACCGGGATTCATCCGATCACCAGATAGCCACGGGGCGTCCCGCCTGAACTGCGATAGACTAACTTGTCGCCGAGCAGCGCGGCTTGCGTCCACGGCGAGTCCCAGTTCGTCTGCCCTGCGGGTACTGTGCGGTTCTGCGAACCGTCAGGCTCGACGACGAGCGACGAGCCATCTTCATGCACGCAGAGATAGTAGCCAGGGTTCGTGCTCGCCACGATGGAGCACGGGATGAGCTTGACCGTCGCGACGTGCATGTCGACCACATACTTCATATGCTGCTCCTATTAGGCTCGCCCTATCGCCGTAGAGGTGAGGAACCGCAGCCCAACGTTGAGCACGGCCATGCCGACGATCATGACCTGCGGGTTGACGTAGAAGTCTGAGCGCCCAATGACCCACGTCGCGAGGAGCGCCAGGAGGTTGACCCAGAGCGTCTTAGAGAGGTACCAGGATTTCATTTGAACTCCACCATCCCCACGTTGCAGTCAAACCCGTTGTCGCTGTTGTTCTTATAGACGGTGATCTGCGTCGTGCTGTTCTGCCGCGCTGTGAAGTTGACTTCGTTAATTGACTGACCGTTGTTGATCGTGCATCCCTGGAAGAATGCTATCGACTTCGCAAGGGTCACGGTGTAGCCGGTCGACGAGACTCCGTTGACGTTCACGCCAGTCCCAATCGTGACAGCCAAGTCGCGTACGACGGCATGCTTGAGGAGTGTGGGCACGAAATAGATCACATCGAAGTCGATGACAGAAGAACCGGTGGCACTGCCGCAACCTGCTTGTGAGGCCGAATTGAATACGGCACGAATGGCTTGGTTGGAGAGGTTGCCGCTACCATTCTGTGCGCCTCCACCAAGCGTGCTGATGACCGAGTAATTCAAATCGATGGCCGTAAAGTTGACCGTCCCGTTGCCCGTGCATTGGAGGTGCTGCACAGACTGGATCGGCGTCGGCGTATAGGTCGCTTCGACTGGTACGCCTTGCCAGAGCCAGATGTAGGGTGATAGGTTGCGATAGACCATCCCATTCGGATTCTGAGCGATGCTCGCCACGAGTATCGTCCAGACCCAGAGCACGATGAGTGCCGCGAGTATTCTTATCTTATCCACCAGTTCCCTCCGTCTGCCACGAGAGTTACCGACATGTTCTGTACTGATAGAACGTATGACCCAGCGAGATCAATCGAACCGCTCGATGGAACGACCGTGATGACACCAGTTCCGTAGTTCTTGACGTCTATTACACTACCCGAAGTCGGAGCAGGTAGCGTGACGTTGAACGTCCCGCTGCAGAGGATGAACTGCCCAGCAGCAGCAGTGACAGCGATGCCGGTGATGACGATGCCGAATCGATTCGGTACATAAGCCTGACCGATAACCGTCAACGCGCCTGCGATATACAACCCTGTATTCGTATAGAGCCCGAAGCTGCCATGCGAAGCGAGATACCAACTGCCCTGCGATCCTGGAGTATCGACACGTCCAGGATAGACGACGCCAGTGATCTGAAGGTAGCCAGGACCGGTGATGTTGCCCCCTGTAAGCGTCACACCATTCTGAAAGTTCGTCGCGCCAGTCACCGTTAGGTCGGCAAGGCTGTTTCCTGTTCCAACAGCGAAGTAGTTCAGCGCAGCAACGCTTGCCCAATTCGAGTTATCTCCGAGCACCGCTTCCATGCGCGCGCCTGTATTGCGCCACGCAGGAAATAACGGTGACATCCCGCCAGTATTACCGAACTGCATGCGTCCTGCAACCTGCGTATTACCTACCTGATCAATCTTCATGCGCGTTGTAGGCGCGATTGCTCCAGTGACGACATATAGAGAACCGGTCGCGTCAACTCCGAACCCAGCCCAACTCGTGGGGCCGGCGTCATAAAGCAAGACGTTCGTATTGGTGCGCAGTGGTGTAACAGAATCTCCAGCCACTGTGCCCAACCGATTGCCTTGCGCTGCGCTGACAATCGCATTTGGTGCGCTGATGTCACCCGCATTCGTAATCGACACCTTCAAGACGGCGAGGTCGTCGATGAGCGCGTTCTGCAGCGCTGCTGTCGCGAGGTCGCCGGTCGCTACATGGGAGAGGATCGTATAACTCATGGCTTCAATGCTTTCTTAAGGTCTTCGACATCAGCTTTCAAGGCCATAAATTCTGCGTTCGTATCTGGCGGAGGTAAGCACTTCGGTGGCACGAGTCCCGCGTCATCGAGACGCGGGAAGAAGTCTATCCATGCGCCATCTTGCCTGATCTGCAACGTATAGGGAGGCTCAGAGCCAGCGACCTTCAAGTCACCATCACGAAGGTCATTATCATGGGTCGAGATCAATCCTGAATCATTCCAAATCTTTGGCATGCCCATTAGGTAGGTTCTCCATGCGCGACCTGCTCTGTGATTAAGTCGTCGAGCGTCTCAGGTGCTTGCCAGTTCCGCATGCCCTGCACGGCGCGTTTTGCAAGCAATGTGTCAATCTTCTGCCAGTCTTCAGGAAAGACGACGTTCGTCCAGATAGCCCCACACCCAAAGCAGCACGCTTCTTTCCACTCGGGGTCTGTGTGTGTCCGCTCCCCACAGCGGCAATGTATGCGCCAGCATCCACTGCCGATGTAAGCCGGTATCTCGCTGACGATCTCAGTCGGCGCCTGCGTCGCAGGATTCTTCGCGACGTAGGCGGCTTGGTTTTCTTTGAGTAGTGCAAGCGTGCGTCGCTCGTAAGGGACGACGCCCCAGAGCCCATTGATGTGTCGTACTGTCAAGATGATAGCCATTTAGAATCCATACACTGTCGTAATACCCCACTCTGATTGACCGACGATGCCCCAGAGCCACACAGTGAACGGGCTAACTGGTGCAAGATTGATGACGACGACCATATACTTCTCAGTCATCGTCAGCGCGACAGATTGCACGGTCGCTGTGATGGCTGAAATGCCTGTTACAGTCTCTGAGACAATGAGGCGAGTGCCCGGTTCCACGGTCAACGCGAAAAGCATGTGCGCAGGAGAGTCATTCGCAATGAATGTCAGCTGCTTCACTTGAGCCGAGAGCGTCTTATATGACGCCACGACATACTCTGCTGTCGATTGCCCGACGTTCGGGTCGGCTTGGTACGGCATGTCGATGTCGATCGGTCGCGTGCCGTAAGGCTGCGTCGAAGAAGACTGATACGTCTGCGGACCGCGATCATAGACACCCTTGCCGCGGATGCGCAGCTTAGGCCCAGTCGTTCCACTCGGCTCGATGAGATAGACCGACGCGCCGCCGGTGTTCGTGATCTCGAACTTCACCGTCGTCGCGAATGCTGTGGCTACGATAGACAGACTCGATGTCAAGTTCGAGCCACTGCCATCAGCAGCCGCGTTACCTGCATAGTCCCAGTTAGCGGTCGGATAGGCCACGAGCGTCGTGACCATACTGAGTCCGCCGACGAGCCGCTGCGCGTTCGCGGGGTCATTGTAGGTGCCCCACAGTGTCAGCGTCTGTCCTGCGGAGATCGAAGGTACAGTACCTGTGAGGGCATAGAGCACAGTCGTCGCTGCCGCATCAATCGTCTTCGGGTGGATGACGACGCGCGCCAAGTTGTAGACGTTCGACAGGTCAGACGGCACCTGGAAGTCCATGAAGTCGCCAGAGAACTCAATCGCTGCTGAACCGAGCGTGCGTGTATGCCGGTTCACAACCGTAAACGTCCCATCGCTCTTACAGAAGACCAGAGAGAATGAACTGCGAGCGACATCAGCGATGACTGACAATGCTTTCGCGCCAGAGCCAATCGTATCGAGCGCGTAGGGGAACGTATCGACGCCCGAATCATAACTCGTCGCGAACGGCTGTGACGCGGCAGGCAGTGATGCAATGATATTGGCGATGATCTGCGACTCGGTCATGCTGACCTGGATGCCGATCGTGTTCAAGTCAATCTCTGATAAGTCGCGCATGATGTCGTACGCGGTGACAGCAACTTGACGACGTTCATGAATGCCAGAATCGGGCAAGATAGAGTAGACCTTCCCAGTAAACCTCTGATACGTCGACCCGTTAAAGATATAGCTCAAACGAAACGGGATGCCGAACGTCCAACCAGCGCGGCACGCCGCATGATTCGGCGAGTAGTAACCGATCGGATGCCCGTTCTCTAAGTCATTGCGCAGTAGGAAGGTACATGTACCGCTGCCGGCGACGCTGTCCAGCGGACCGTTCCCGGTCGTAATGCCCCAGGCGGCCGTTGCACCTGCGTCGATGACATCTGGCGTAAAGTTTGTCCAATTGACGCCATCAAACTTCGCTTCGTAGACGGCTTGGATAAGCGGAGGCGGAGCGGTCAGTCCTGCCTGCAGACTGTCTGAGAGCTTCAGTGTTTCAGCAGGGATAACGAGCGGATACGGGTTCAGCGCAGCCCGCGCCGTATCTGAAATCTTCAGCGTCTCTACAAGCGCGAGTGGGAGAACAAGTCCCGCTTGCGGCGTAACGTCTTGGACCTTCAGTGATTCGGCAGGGACGAGTAACTGAATCGGAGAGATCCGGACCTGTACCGTGTCAGTAATCTTCGCTGCTTCAGCGGGTATGATAAGTGGATAGGGGTTCGGTATTGTCTGCGCAGTATCTGAGATCTTAATGGCATCGACAAGCGATATCGAGAGATCTTCTCCCGGCGGCGGCTGCTGAATGACAACGTTCGTATCGACGATCTGCAGGGTGAAAGGCTGAAAGACCGAGGCTACGATGCCGGGATTCAGCCACCCGGTTGGATGAGCGCCAATCGGTGAATCATGCGCTTGCACACCGATATTATTAGCGACGAAGTTATCAAGTAGTGTCGCTGTCGCGCCGCCATTATTGCAGTAGATTCCTGGCTGTCCAGAAGCGACGCCTGTATCAATCTGATTGGTCCCGACCTGCGTTCCATTCAGGAACATGCTCAGGGTCGTTCCAACGATCTGCAGTCGAAGCACGTCGCCGTCAGCGAGTGAGACAGATGAGACGGTCTGGATCAGCGTGCCGACATTAGCGATAGTCTGATAAAGATTGATCTGAGATAATGCGGGAGTCGCCAGCATGGCATACGACGCATCACCACTCGGCGAGATGCGGACGCATGGTGCTGGTGAGTCACCGTTGTAGGCCGTGACGGTGACTTGCGCATACTGGTCGGGCGAGAAGGCGGTCTCTTTCCAGAAGGCGAGACTGCTCGCTGGGTTCACTCGATACGCATGACCCGAGCCATCGACGCCGAGCTGACCGTAGGCTTGCGTCCAATTACAAGGGTCTAATACTCCTGAAGCGACGCCATTAAATTCATCATGCGCTGGTAGACCGATGAGCGGACAGATCGTGAGTTGCTCAGAGATCTTGACGTGCTGCTCGTAAAGTCCAGCCTCAAGCTGATTCTGTGACTGGACAAAGCGCGTCGCACCATAGACACGGTCGACGAGTCGGATGCCTTCAGTCGATACTGTGACAGAAAGGTTAGGTATGCTGACTAAGCTTGCTGCAGGCGTTTGGTCAACAACCTTCAGCGACTCTGTAGGAGTAGCGCTGATATCGCCGCCTGAAAAATCTCCAGCTGCGAAGTTCAACCATCCCCAACCGATGTCTACGCCGAAGAGGCCAGGGTTGCCACTTGCAATGCTTCCTGCTGTATCTGTCCTGGTGATAATCGTCGTGCCGTTGATCTTCCCGACGACAATCGTTGATACGCCTGTCCCGGTGACCTCTACGCGGATAACATCGCCAGCGTTGACTGTCTGGCCGGTGACGCTTACGCCAAGCTGCGTGTAGGTGCCGTTAACTAACTTGTAGAGCGAGACACTGAATGTCGAAGACCCGAGGGCAAGCCCTGGACTGCTGTCATTGAAGTCAAAGAGGTAGCAGTTCGAGTTCGATGCGACCGAGCCGGAGCATCGTACGGCGGGTCCGCAATCTTTGTCAGATGCAGATACTTCGAAGATCTGTGCTTCTGAGTATTGATCGGCACCGCCCGTCCATGCACCACCCGTAAAAGAAGAGAGTGCCGCACCATTACTGGTCGCACCGAAGCACAGAGTAGACGCAATATCCCAGCGACCTTGGTCGGTGATATTGTTCGTCCAATCCGCACCGAGGCCGGTGGAATTAGCCCGATTGAAGGAGTCTGTGACGATCTGACCCATCAGGCGACCCTACGCGGCAGCAAGACGATGGCGTCCTTCAAGGCCACGGCCATCGCTCCAGGTTGCGCGGCGAGCAAGTTACGAATGCTCGCCATGTCGTTCGCCATGCTCTCCATGCTCTGCGCTTGCGACCCGACGTCATGCGTGCTCGTGACTGTCTCACCTGGTGTCAGCATCGCAGGAACTGTATCTGTACCACGCGGAACGAACGCTGGCGACAAGACATTGCCACCGCCGCCATAGTAAGAGACGCCAGATGCTGTCACTCGGCCACCCATAGAAGCATATGCCGCTGAATCATCCTGTCGCTCAGTCTTATAGACGTCGGTATGCACTGTGACGATTTCAGTCTGCTTATTCGGTACGCTGTTAATCGCCGCATTGAGTCCGCTCGGACCAGTGATCGTATCAATCAACTTCGAGATCTTATCAATCAGCAACTGAAACTGCGTCTCAATAGGTGCTGAGAACTTGATCTTTGAGATGTCAGTCAGCTGATTGCCATTCTCGTCGGTCAGTTGTCCTGTCTTCTCCAATTGATCGACCCATGGCTGCATGTTCGCCGGGATGTCAACGCCGAACTTGATCGACTCGTTCACGAGATCATTGATCGGCTTCTTCATCACCGTCAGCGCGGTATCGGTATCACCGAGTCCGCGCTGCAGGGTATCGAAGTCATTGATGATCGTCGTCGCGGTGTCGTCGATCTTCGCCTTCTCGAAGGCCGGACCGAGCTGCGTCAAGTCCGCGCCATACTTCGTGGCGAGGTCGCGCATCGTGCCGAAATTCACGGTCTGTGCGCCAGTCAACTGAGACAAGAGCGACTGCGTATCACCAGTCACTTTGCCCATGTCGATCAACTTCTGAATTGAATCTTGAATCGACTGCGGGAGCGTGATACCGAGCGTGGCGCCTTCCTTGAGGAGTGCGCCCATCGCCGTCGTGTCGCTATCGATCTTTGCCTTCTGGTCGGCGAAGACTTGATTGATCGTATTGAGCGCCGCCTTGACGGCATCTGGTCCTTGCTTTTCAGCTGCGAAGAGCGCCTGCACGTCGGCTTGCGCCTGCGCTGCTGAGCGCCCTGTGTCAGCATAGGCGACTCCGATCTTGTCCATCATGCCTTGGAAGCCGCCGAACCCAGCCTCGAAGGAGGCTTCAGCCTTGCGGCCAGCAAGTTCTGCCTGCGACGGACCGAATGAGTCGAAGAGCTTGCCGATGAGCGGGCCGATGAGCGCACCAACCACTGGAATTGCCGATCCCAGTGCGCCGCCAAGCGTCTTGCCAAGGGAGTTCGTCAGCGCCGGCATCGCATCTTTTTCGAGGCTCTTACCCACATCAGCACCAAACTTCGAGCCGAATGCCGAAATGGCGCCAGAGAATCCGCCACCGCCGGTAAAAGCCTTGACGAGCAGGTTCGGCATCGCGGTGAGTGCCTGCGTCAGGTCTCCGCCGAGTTCATCGGCAAAGTTCCCAGCGTTCAGCGCGGCATCCACAAAACCCTGGTTCATGCCCTTCATGTCTGGCTGAAGCTTCACAAGCGACAGGCGGAAGTTATCCGTCACATCGCTCGTGCTCGTCAGCGCATTCGAGGTCTCTAGCGCACTCGCGGTCAGGACATCTTCGCCGCTCGCCGCGTTCATGAACTCGGCGGTCATCTCCTGGATGTGCTCGGTGTTCTCTGGCACGAGCACGCCGACCTGCGTCAGGTGCATGCCAACGTTGTCGAGCGACCCGCTGATCGTCTTGTTGCTGTCGTACCAGTTCTTCTGCACGTCGGTCAGCACGCCGCCAGCCTTCACGTACTTATCCATCATGTCGATGGTGCGCTTGACGACCTCAGTATTCGTCTCACCAGAGTCGATGATGAGATTGAGCGCGTCGTTCTGTTCGTAGAGCTTTTTCGTCTCTCCGGCGAGTCCATCGTAGATGCCAAGGACGGCATCCCAATAGGCTTTCTGCGCAGCAGCAGCGGCGGCAGCCTGTTTGCCGTTCTCGGCCAGCCCCTTGGTGTTCTTCCCGACGCTCTCTGTCGCATGGTCGCTTGCCGTGCCGACGTCGAGCAGCCCTTGGCCCATGTGCTGCGTCGTGTCGTAGACTGCGCCGCCGACGTTGATCATCGAGGTATAGGTCTTATTCGCGCCGTCGACCTTCGCTTGGTTCTCAGCGATGGTAAGCGTGAGTCCTTCGATAGAACCCTTCATCTTATCGCCCATGCCAGGAATCTTGCCAAGCCCAGTGACGATGGTGAGAAAGAACTGATCAAACTTCACCGAGCCTTCAAGCAGCATGCCGTAGATGTTCACGAGTCCAGCGCCGAGCGAGATGAACCCGGTCACAAGATAACCGGCCGCTTCGACAGCGTAACCGAGGCCGTGCGCAAGAAGGTCAACACCTGTTGTTACGGCATTGAGGAATGCTGGGTCTTTCGCGAGTGCGTCAGCGAGTGCAGACATTGCGGGGAGGAGTTCAGCACCGACGCGCGTTGTGATGTTGGCGAGCGACTGGTGCACAATGTTCGTCGCCACGCTGAACTGTTTCGCCGCCTCGATGCTCTCGGGCGTCCAGATGATCGCGGTCTGCTGCGCAATCGCCATCAGCTCGGGCGTGAGCTTCTCTAGCGTCGGGATCATGTTCGCGCCGCCGCGCCCCATCAGCGCCATCGCATCGGCCATGTTCGTGCCGTTCTCAGCACCCTTCCTGAACCCTTCGCCAAGGGCCATGATCTTCTGCTCGGCATCCATTCTCCCGAATGCATCTGCGTTGATGCCGAGGTCTTTCAGCGCACTGGAGAACTTCCCGCTAGAATCGGCCGCCTCCTTCATCGTCATGCGCATGAGCGTAGAGTTCAGCTGATCGAGACTTCCGCCAGCAGCATCGACGGCGAACTTCAGCGGTCCAACGTTCTCGACCGCAATACCCGTCTTCAGGCTGAATGCCTCGACTTCTTCACCTGCTTTCGCCGCGTGCTCGGCGAGGCCAAAGACCGTGGCACCGACGCCGATGATCGCTGTCGCAATGAGCGCTGACCCAGCGATGACCGCGCCAGCCATCCCCTCGAAGCTCTCAGCGAACTCTTTAACCTTCTCGTTCGCCATCTCAAGGCCGGACGAGAAAGTATCTTCAAGAGTGATCTCGCCAGTGAGTGTTCCGATCTCCATCAGCTCGTCACTCCAGGTGCGTTATACGCCGAGGCAATCATGTAGGCGATTTGCTGCATCTCTTGCCACGTCTTCTTGCGCTCTGGTTGCTGTGCTTCCCCATCGAACTGGACGAGGAAGTCCTTGATCGTATACGCTTTCTGCCCCTTGCCTCGGTTGACGTTCGCGATCACTTGTGCGATCTGTGCAGCGCGGATATCAGCACGCAGTTCTGTATCTAGTGTGAATGGCTCGATCTCGGCGAAGTGCTCCCACCCGATGAATTGTTTCGCCGTCAGCTTGCGCACCTGAATGCCTCTCAGTTCCAACCGATACGCGAGGCGACGACGTGGGCTCCGCCTCAGTCGTTTTTTGCCTTCTCCGCATCCTTGACGACCATCCCGTTCAGCTTCAGGATCTCGCGCACGATGCGCTCAGTCACCTTGTGAGACTTCAGTCGGAAGACGGCGATGTTCTTTGGGTCAGACGCGAAGCGCTTGCCGCCAGTATCGACGAGGCTCTTGCAAATGAGACGCAAGCCTGCCGTGCGCTTCGCTTCGCCCTCGTTCGCTTCTGACCATTCGATAAGGTCACCGGCAGAGAGCGAGCCGATGCGGAATGGCTTGTTCTTTGTGAAGCCTTCGATGGTGGCGAACTCGACGTCGTCCGAGGCGAGGATCTCTTCCATCGAGTCGATCTGCGTCTGTACTGCTTCAGTCATTGCTGCTCCTTCTCCGAGGGTTTGGGAATACTTAGTACGCGCTTGGTGAAGTCATAGGTGGCAACCGTCTTGCCCATGTCCATGACATAAATCCGACCGGACGAGATGCGCTTGAGTGTATTGAAGACGAGTTCGCCGTCTGGCAATCGGCTGAGCGATTCAACCTGAAAGACGTGCTCAGTACCGTCTGATTCGATGTGCTTCACCGTCATCATGCTACTGCTCCTCAAGAAGTCAGGTGCCGCCCTTGCGAGCGGCACCCACTCAATTACCCAACGACGATGCCGCCGATCACCATCTTGCCCGTCGGGCGGATGGTCACTTCGACAGACATCAACCCATCTACTGGCGACAGGTTCTTGAACATCGACACCTGACCGCTCATCAACCAGACGAGACCGTCTGGAAACGAGATGCGGTAACCATCAACAGGCGGCGGCTCAGTGATCATTGCCTTGAGCAGACCAGTGAGATGGTCCTGCGAAGCGTCCGTCTGCAACGCGTTGAGCTTCATCGTAAAGCCCGAGCGACGCAGCACACCGACCACGTAGGTGTCGATGTTCAGCGTCTGCGTCGTCGCGTCGAACTCTTTGCGGCTGAGTTCTGGCGGCGTGACATCGCCCATCTCGGCGATGTTGGTGAAGACTGTAGGGGTGGCAACTGGTGCCCTGGCAACGACTGTTCCGTGTGCGCTGATAGCCATGCAATTCCTCTCTGATATAAGAGATGAGGTGTACCGTTATTGGTACGACCTCTGGAATGCTTCTGCTTCTATTTACGAAGGTATCTTCTCTGCTTCGATGTTGAAGACAATTGTCGGACGCCCATCCGCGTCTTGCCCGATGTCTGTCGGTTCTTGCCGCGCTGTCACCTTGTGGTAGAACGTCCCACTGAGTGTCGTATTGAAGATGCCGTCAAGTGCGTCATACGCCGCTTTCAGCATCGTGCGAGTGGTCGTATAGCTGATTCCGCGCACGGCAACTTGCGCTGTCGGGCGTTGTGTATTCGCGCTCGCCTTGTTCCGCACTCGTGTTGGTGCCATGCCACCGGTTTCGATGAGTGTCAGATACGGCCCTGGCCCTGGAGGAATCACGGCCTTCGAACCGAGAAAGATGTTCGAGCCAATCGTGCCGACTCCAGAAGAGACGAGGCGAGCGGCGACTTCATCGAGGAAAGGCATTACTCAACCTCCTCCTTGCTCTTGTTCAAATCAAGACGACGTGCCAGACGCTCTGCCATATAAGGCTGTGACTCATTGAGCACACTCTCTAAGAACTTCGCCTGACCACCCCCGAATGGCGGACTGGCGTGGTTCGCTTCGAGGTTCTCATGCACATAGATCGCATAGTCCGCCGCCGCTCCACCGAATGAGAGCGTCACCGAGATACGCCGACCTTCGCGCTCAGGCTTCGAGACCTGTCCACTAGCACGCAGCTTGCCGGTATCCACCGGACACCGACGCTTCGCCTCAGTCATCTCGACCTGGGCTTCCTGATAGAGCGCTGCGCCGACACGGTCAGGGAACGAGTTGGCGATGCCTTTGATCTTCGCCAGCATCTCATTGACACCAGCTATGGCAGTCTTCACGCCTGCACCTCGCCGCTCATGATCTTCATCCGGCGCTCGACGAGGCGTTGCTGCATCTCTTCGTGTTCCTTCTTAAGAAGTTCAGCATTGACTTTGTCGCCTTGCTTCGCCTCGACCTCCGCGAGCAATTCCCCGATAGCTGCAACATATCGCAACCCGATGGTCGCCCAGCGGAAACGATCCTCATGCACGCGGCGTAAACCACCCGATGCGAGGTGCATTCTGTAATTGTTATCGTGATAAACCCTATCGAGTTCTGCGATGAACTCACCCTCATCCGGCACGCCGCCGATGACGTTCACGTAAGGGAAATCCACCCGCGTCGAGGTGCATGGTACGAGCACCGCTGCATCACGCGCCCAATCGCCAAAGGCCGACCAGTTGGGTAGGATGCACGGCACGCCGCACGCCATCGCCTCCATCGCCGGCAGCCCCATCCCCTCGCCCTGCGTCGTGCTGATCAAGACGTCGAAGCAGTTATAGGTCTTGCACATCTCCTCTTCGGTCAGCCCGGTGAACGTCGGCGGCTCGATGTAGAGCGTGCGGTCGAGACAATTGTAGTAGCGCGCGAGGTCGATGACATTCACGCTCATGTCACCCGTCGGCGCCGAATGCATGTAGAGCCATGCATTATTGATGTTGTTGTCTTCGATCCACTTGGCGAAATACTTGATCGTCAAGTCCCAGCGCTTGCGCGGCTGATTGCGGTTCACATTACCGACGATGAAATTGTCCGGGTTGCCGAGCACGGCACTGAGTGCCAGTGCGCCACCGTGCGTCTTGCGTGTCTCGATCTTGTCGAGCGGCTTGTAGGTGTCGAGGTCGACGCCAAGTGGGATGACTTGCGCCGGACCGTGGTAACCACCTGCCCGCGCTTCGTCGAGCGCGAACTGCGTCCAGAAGATTGCGAGCGACACGCCGCGCAGCCATTGTCCGTTGAAGTTCTTCCCATCGACGGCCACTGCAGCCACGACAGGGATGTCCTTCGTCTCTTCGAACTGCTGAAGATAGTGGATATATCCTGGGATGTTCCACCCATCTTGCTGGATGACGATGACGTCAGCTTGTGTCTTCAACGCGATCTGCGCGATGCGCTTCACGCCGAAGCCATCACCACCAACGCCAGCGAGGTAGATGTGATACGGGTACTCGTGCGGATCGCCATTGTAGTTCATCCCAAGCACACTGATGTTATAGTGCGGTATCAGATGCTCGAGGATCTTGTGCGTCGCCGTAGCGAAGCCAGAGGGGACGACTGCATCGCCGACCCAGAGGAGGTTTTTCATGACTGCTTCTCCTTCTTCTCCGTATCATGAGTAATCTGCGTCGGTGCTGGTGCTGCTACGACGATCTTCTCAAACTGTTTGGCAAAGATTCCAGCGTTGAACGTGCGAAGCTGATTGGTCGCAGGACCATTGACGATGAATGTGCCGGGCACGATCTTAAGATAGTCAAACCTGCCAAGCCGCACAGAGACTTCGCCATCCTCAACGGTATATGACAGCAGTCCGAAGAGCATCTGTTTAAGTGACACTTCGTCTTTACCATCCCACTGCCACGCTGTGACAATATCGCCGTTCGTCTTGTCTTTGTAATTCATGATTGCGCCTCCGCCATCTTGGTCAATGCTCGACCGAGCTGCGCGAGGCGCTCGCCAGTCAACATCAGCGGGCAGTTGAGACGGATGACGCCATCGACCGGTAGTTCCAAAGTAATGTCACCGCACTCCGGGGGTAACTCGAAACCTTCATCTTTCAGCGCCTTGTATAGTCCAAAACTTGACATGAGTTGCATGCTGCTTCTCCTATGACTTCTTCCCGGCCAGTTGTTCATTCATGTAAATCATCTGGTCGAGGATAGCCTTCAACGTCCGCGTTACTTGTGCCAGATTCTGATCCACCAACAGGAAACCTTTTTGCACCATCTCGAAGTCTTCTTGTGTCATGCTGCTTCTCCTACGTATTATGTCCAAGGCTTACCGTGACCTCGGGTCGCCAGACGATTTCTTCTGCGCTCCACTTACACTCTGCGAGAAAGTCGCAATCACCACCAACGTACGGCTTCCACGTGCCGAGCTTCTCAGGCACGTTCGGGATCAGGAACATCGGTGTCCCGACATTACCACACTCAATCTTCGGTTCGTGCCACAGCGTGATGCCGTTCGGGAATTGCATCCGGAATAGCACCGGACGGTCGGGTGTCTTCTCGATGGCGTCTTGCATCAGCGCCCGCGTGCCGGGTACGTAGATGTCGTCATCGTCGATGTGTGCGATGTAGCGACCCTTCGCCAACGGCGTGGCGAAATTGCGCTCGCTGTGTCCCCAGTCTTTGCCGGGTGCGCACTCCACGTAACGCACGATAGGATTGCCACCGTTCAGTCCAGCGACGTTCCCAACCACGAGTATCTCGTCACCAGGCCACGTCTCGATGGACCGAAGCGTGGACCTCAGCGAGCGACGGCCAAGAGTCGGGACGAGGAAGGTGATCACTTCGGCACCGCCGCTTCTCCCCACTTCGCCGCGAAGTTCGCACGCGCGACCATGAACTTCTTGTGGTGCTCGCCCAGCTCCTTACGTGTCGCTGCCTTCAGCGTCTGGCTCTGGACCGGGTGCATCACGCCGCACTCGACGTGCCCGCAGTTGATGAGCGACGGCTTCGTGCCCTTCCCGTTCACGCGCTGCATATAGTCTTCATCTTCGAAGTAGGCATAGCCAGGAGAAATACTCTCATCGAATAGTCCGACTGTCTCGACGCACTTGTCCCGGATGAGGAAGCACGAGAAGCCCGCCTCATACGACCATGCGAGGTCGTACTTCGTCGCGACCATGCGCTCCAGCGAGTCGGGCGCGAAGATGACGTCGTCGTTGACGATGACGCGCTCTTCTGGCACCTGATTGATGAAGTGGTTCCACGATTCAGCGACGCCATAAGGCTGATGTGGCGTCTCGACATCGACATCAAAGTATGCCGTCGCCTGCTTCAACCGAGCAGCATCGCGACCATTATCGAGGATGCGCACCTCATAGGGGATCGTGCTGGAATTCAGCGATTCTAGCAAGTTACGAAGCAGATCATACCGCCTTAAGACCGGGACGCAGACGTGAACCATACTGCCTCCAATTTTCGTGCTGCTTCTGCTACGGCTATCGCGTGATACTTCGAGTGATCCGCCCTACGTGCGCTGTCTCCAGCCAAGAAGACTCTGTCTGGCTTGAACCCGACCCAGTCATGATCAATTTCGACCGAGTGCAGCGGGAGCGCGCGTCCAAAGCGCGACGTGACGTCCCGCCAGAAGATGTCACCCCAGAAGAACCGCTCGTCGAAGAAGAACCCGAGGCAGTCGGCCATCCGCTTGCTGATCGTCGCGAACGGGAAGTTCAAGTAGTTGTGTGTCATGACGCCGAAGTCGAAGAGGCCATCTGGGTACTTCCTCGCCTCGTCGAGGATGATGTGGTCCCAATTGGGCGTCTTAAAGATCATGTCATCGTTCCCGACCATCAGCACGTCGCCATTCGACCATTGGTACAGCTCGTTGTACATCTTCGGAAGGTTCGCATAGCCCAGTCTCGGACCGACGACCATCCGCCAGTGCGCACGTGCATCGTCGCGAAGATACTCCTGCGTCGCGATGTCATCATCATCAACGCGGAACACGAGGTCCGCCCGACCACTCGTCGTCTGCTCGAACGAGTCGAGCATCGTCGCGAGTCTAGCCAACCGCTGGCGCGTCGGGATGAGTACGGAGATCTTCGTAAATACCATCGCTTCCATTTGAGATGATCTCAACCGTCGGCAGTGGAAAGAGTAGCTTGCCACCCGCCTCTAAGTATGCCGCCTCGCGCTGAATGACTGCTTCACGAAACTGCCAGATGCCGACGAAGAGCATATCCGGAGGATCAGCACGACCCGACTCCTCGCTCACGATAGGAATGCCGGTCACCGTCCGGCGCCCAATCTTCGCCGGCGACCGCTCCCATGCCTGCCGAATGAGCCCAGCGCCGAGATTGCAGAACTGCAGCAGTGTGTTGCCCTTCGTCGATGCGCCATATAGGTCCACGGTGCCATGCTGATTGACGATAACATCGCGTATCGCCAGCCGCATCTCATAGACGTGCTGCGCGAACATGCGAAGCGCCACCGGGCTCTCGCAGTTCTTCTCCTTGATGTAGAGTTCCAAGACATGCGGAGAGACCTTGCGCCACCGACGCCCGATCGTCAGTCGAAGGCTCCCGCCGTTAATCTCACGTCGCTCGGCGTCAATGATCGCCAAGTCGAACGGCTCAAGCATCCTGGCGACCGACGCCATGCTTGGATAGAAAAGGTGCTCGTGGCAGATATCGTCGAAGGCCGTCGTCTCCAGCATCTGGGCGAGGTCTTGGAATTGTACCACCCAGATGCCGTTTGCCGACAACACGTCGTTCACGGCAGAGACGAACTGCATGGGTTTATCTACGGCGTAGAAGCACGCGATGGAGGTTAACAGTGTGACGCTGCCTTGCGCCAATAAGCCACCATCCGGAAAGTAGTCAGGAATCAGCACGTCGCAATGTTGACTGACTTGCTCCTGTAAGTTCTCTGCTGGTTCAAACGCAACGCGCTTCACGTTCTTCGGATAGACCGAGAGCAGCGTCCCGTCGTTTGCACCGACATCCACGACAACGTCATCTTCTTCCAGATACCCTAGGTGCTCTACTGCATCCTCGACGACGTCCTTCAGCTCAGCGCACATCGCCTCATTAATGCCGCTTCGATACCAATACTCTCTGAACATGCGATCAGGAGAGACTGTATGCCGAAGCTGCACGAGGCCGCACAGTGGGCAGCGACAGAGATCAAGCGGTGATTCAGGCAGCACATCATCTGTCAGCGGGAATCCTGAGAGCTTCATCATACCCATATCAAAAACAGATACGAGCGCTTTGCAGCAGACGCGGCAATAACCCGTCATAGCTTCCTCAGGCAGATGTTACAGAACGAATAGTTATGGATATAGTCGCCGCGATAGGCTAAGTCAGTTGCCCCGACAAATTCTACTCCAAAGCGCCTCGGTAAGTCTAGCACAAACTCTTCACGATAGGGAGTAACTTGCAAGTGCCGAGAGATACTCTGCTCATAATGTGGAAGGTCACGAAAGTAGTCTGACGTCAGCATGATATAGCCGCTAGGCTTCGTAATCCGCACTAACTCGCCGAACGCTTGATCGTGATCATCAACATGCTCGATGGTCGAAATGCAGAAGGTCGCATCGAACTGCGAGTCGCCAAATACCGACATATCTTCGAGCGGCACATCGAAGAGTGGTAGTGTTACGCCATATGCCTCGCGCTGTTTCTGCACCATCCACCGATAGTCACCATACTTCTCAGTGTCCGTGCAGCAAAGGTTTGGATAGAGTCGCGCGAAGTAGGGATCAAAGAATGACGCGCCAGCTCCAACGTCGATGAACCATCCATTCTGCGGTACACCAAGTTCTAACATCTGCTGTAAGATCGACGCGTACTCCCAGAAGCGGTGCGGATGCCACTCACGGTGCGGAACGCCCTTCGCTGTCATGTCTCGCTGGAACTCAGCAAGCGGATCGACGTGCGGGCGGAGGAACTCATAGTCGCTCAAGTCAAGCGACCGCGTGTACGGCCTAATGGCCATAGGGCGACACTCCATGATAGCGTGCCCACATCGCCTTCAGGTCCGTCCCCTGCGCCGCCAACTGCTTCATCGCCAGGTCCATGTCCTTATCGCCGCCATGTCCAGGGTGGCAGAACAGCACTTCTGGGATCCGCACGAACTCGACGCCGGCCAAGTACATCCGGTATTGAAACTCGGTCTGCGCATGCCCCCAAGCAAAGAGTCGCTCGTCAAACCCGCCGATGCGGTCATAGGTATCCCGTCGAGCCATCCAGACGCCGGAGTCGATCTCGGTGTAGTCATAGACGATGCCTCCGAGGTGACGAGGGCCGGTCACGCGCCAGCCAGTCGCTTCGCACTCCGTGATCGTATTCCCGAGGTGCGCGCCATGACTAACGATGAACCCGTCCCAGCCCTCAGGCTTGCTGCCGGCGACGTCGATGAACTTCCCCAGCATGGTGAAGTCAAGCAGGTAGTCTGCTCGCGTGTAGAAGACCCACGGCGATGTGGCCAGTCGGACGGTCGCATTCGTCGACCACGCTTGGCAACGCGATAGATCACCGTGCTTATAGGAGATGACGCGCGCCGGTACTGGGAAGTGCTGCAGCGCAACGATAGCCTCAATCTCCTCAACGGCATCCGGCGTATCGTTATCGACGATGATGATCTCCTCCACCAGTGACAAGTCCTGACGACTCACCGAGTAGAGCGCCGCATCTAGGTTCTGCAGCGTCAGACTCTTGAAGTAGGTGAAGCAGATCGTGATCATTTCTCGATGACCCTGAACGCGCTGCCGCAGTGCCCGCACGACCCTGGATAGTGCTGCCGCCCTAGCACGCCTTCGACCGTGTCGGTGTTATGGCAGACAGAGCATTCAAGCAGCGCTGTTTTCTGTGGCGCCGCATGAGAAAACACCATGCCTTCCGAAGTCACGGTCGCGGTAGTCGTTGATGCTGCGGCCGGTACCTTATCTTTTTCCGTCGGTGTAAAGTCCATTATCTCCTCCTTCAACCCATCATGATTTCAGTGGCGATAGGGTGTCCTGTCCCTGCGTCGATGAATCCAGCAATATCAAGGATCGGCCCCGTATCACCATCAGGCAGCGTGAAGATATCGTCGTTCCCGATACCATTTCCAGCCGTTGCTGCGACGACTTCATTGATATCGAGCAGTGTGATCACTGCCCGCGTCGCTGTCAACGTCCCATCTTGCGTTCTTACTTGTACGGCCTTGAAGTCAACGATAGCATGCAGGGGTACGGCGTTGGCATAGACCGGGCCATAGCCGCCGCCCGAGGTCTTGCGCGCATACATCACGGTTGCCTGCAGTGGCCGCGTGATCTTATTCGCGAGCTTAACGCCGCCCCTAAGTGTATCTAAAAGACTCACGCGTTATCCTCCTGCGTGATAACGTCGAAGATACCCGCGAGTGCTGACTCGAAGGACTCATTCGTATACCAACTCGGCACAAGCAGATCATAGACCGCTTGCGGAATCGTATATGTCACCGCGAGCCCGTCCGTCTTAAACGTCAGCGCCACACTGCCAGCTTTCACTGACGTTAGTCCCTGCAAGACGACATCGTTATCAAGCTGACGATCAGCGACGCCAAGTTGCCCGGCGAACTCTGCGGTCGCGAACTTCAAATCGTCTGGGATAACATTCGTCGCAATCGCATTGTTATTCTGGTCGAACATACTTGAGCGCGGCCAACAGAGACGCTGCACCGTCGTCGCAGCAGCTCCTGTCCATGCCGGTCGGACGCGATAGTAGGCTTTGCCGTTCTGATAGTAGAGTTCTTTGACGTCAGGTAGCAGCAACTTATCGAGCATGCGCGTGGCATTGATCAGCAGTGCTTCTTTACTATCTGCACCATCCCACGCGTCAAACACCACGCCAGGTACGCGCGTATCATAGTAAGCATCTGCCTCAGCGACTGTTAAGTAGCTGTTCGCGTTACTCGCACCAGGAGTCGAGACGATGACAGGCATTTAAGGGGCCGTCGCTTTCTCGGGCACGAACGGGCCATAAGCAAGCACCGTCTCGACACCCGTATCCATTCGCTTCCAGGAATATTGATACGTCTTCGCTTTGAACAGGTTCATCAGATCGTCTGTCACTGATGCCGTCCACATCTGTGTATTCAGCGCGGGTGTCACGCTATAGATGCCGATGAGCGTTGCGTTGATTGAGATGATTGCCGGGTCTGCCGAGGTGACCTTCGCGCGCACATCGAAGAGCACGGTCCATCCAGACATATCGATGAGAACACCATTCTCATCGATAACATTCTTCAGTCTGAAGATCTTATCTTCTCCTACGAAGAGCGTCCCACTCCCGCCAACCGTCGCTTGTATCGCCATTACTCCACCTGTCCGATCACGTCGATATGTGGGATATAGGAACCACCGACATCGACCTTTGTGATGTAGGAACCATTCACGTCAATGATTGATGGCCCAGCGAAATTCGGTTGCTTATCTTCAATCTTCAGCGACTCTGATGCTTGCGCAAGCAGCGGCGTAATCGACTCACTGATGCTGTCAGAAACCTTTGCTTGCTCGTCGAAACCAGACGCCAGCAGCGGTGTAATCTGCTGTAAGACAGTATCGACGACCTTAAGTGATTCTATGGGCGTTGCTAGTAACGTATCGAGCTGCGCAAAAACCTGATCAGCGAGTTTGCACGTCTCAGTCAGAACAGGTGGCGCGATGCTTGCCCCGACTTGCGGTGTCTGGTCGACGACGTGCAATAGCTCATTAAAGCCCGAAGTCTGCAGTGGGTTGAGCGTCAGCCCAGTAACAGCATCTTGAACCTTCAGCGATTCATCAAAGCCAGAGGCGAGGAGCGGGGTGATGCTCGGGGTAACGACGTCCGCGACTTTCAGACTCTCATCGAAGCCTGACGCGAAGAGCGCTGTCAGCTGCGGGGTGACGATGTCGGCAATCTTTAGCGACTCATCAAACCCACTCGCAGCAAGGTTCGATCCTGTGTTCGGCGTCTGGTCTTGAACGTGCAGTAGCTCATCGAAACCAGATGTCTGCAGTGGGTTTAGCAGCGTGTTCTGGACACTGTCCTGGACGTGCAGCGTCTCATCGCCAGCTTGTGTTGCCAGCCACAATGCGGGTGTAACGGTATCTTGAACCTTCAGCGACTCTGTCAGCGTCGGCGCGTTCAGCGGATCGAGAGCAACAGTAACGGTGTCTTGGACCTTCAGTGCCTCAGATGCCGTCGATGTCTGCTCTGGATCGAGTGTCGTGCTCGGAGTATCCTGGACCTTCAGCAACTCCGAGGGGTTTGCTTGCTCGGGGTTCAGTGTCGGTCCAAGAACTGTATCAGCGATCTTTAGCGACTCGTCAAACCCATTCGCTTGCTCTGGGTTGAGCAAGGTATTGATGACGATGTCCTGAACCTTCAGCGATTCCGCAGGCGTTGTCTGTTCAGGATTCAGGAGTGCAGTAACAGTATCTTGAACATGAAGGAGTTCATCAAATCCCGATGCTGAAAGATTGCCACCGCCAGTGAGCGACGCAAGTGGCGTCTGGTCCTGTACATGTAGAATCTCGGGGCCAAACTCTAAACCAGCTGTTACAGTATCAGTAATGTGTAGGATCTCAGCTTCGACGCTAAGTTCAACGAATCCGCCTTCTGATATCTTAAGGCTTTCCGCTGGAACCGTTACGCCGAATGGCGTCGTGCCTGCTGTAGGTTGATCCTGAACCTTTAGACTTTCATCAAACCCAGAGGCTGAGATGCCATCAAACAATATGGCAATGGGCGTCTGATCAGCAACCTTGACCCATGCACCGAGACCGCGCAGATCGATCTGCCCGAAGTCGTCGAGGCGCATGACCTCTTGGATGAGGCCTGGGTCAAGCGTGCGTAGCGCAGTCGGTGTCTCAGAGAGCTTGACGTAACCTTCACGCAGCCCAGCAGACAGCGCGTTCTGCGACTGCACGTAGCGTGTGGCGCCATAGACAAACTCGCGCGGTCTGCAACCTTCATCCGACACTTGAATCGAGAGATCTGGCGGCGGATTTAATGCAGCTTGAACGCTGTCAGATATCTTCGGGATCTCAATCAAACCAGCAGATAGAGCAACACCTAGCGCAGCCCCGAGGAGGAAATCTCGGACGCGGAAGGAGTCTTGCTGGACGTTGATCGAGAGGTCAGCCATTCAAGATATCTCGTACCTGTTGTGCCAAACGCGCTTCTGTCTGATCGTTCGTCAAGCTATCACGGTCAAGATGGCGCAGCACGTTCTCAAGAACTCCTCGATGTATCTTCACAATCGTGCAATCAATCAACTCGGCGTGCAGTTCCTCGCCGATGCCAAGCTGTCCTTCATCCATTAGCGCAATCCCCCTTCGATGAGACTTGAACCGGTAATCGGCTCACCGATCAAAGCGTTGAGATCAGCTATAGGCTGTGGTTTAAACGCCGCAATAGCCGATGCTGATCGCGTCTGGCTCCCTGAGAACGTAATGAGTGGATTAATCGCTCCTGCCGTAGTCTGTACTACATAGGCAAGTCCAACGCCAGACGCGCCTGTCGCCTGACAAATGATCGTACATCCACTGACAGTGGAGATCGTCCCCGACTCGAAGTAAATGAAGACAAGGACGAGGCATCCGTCTATCGAAGGTGTAATACTCCCGGGTTGTTCTGTTACGCCGCTGCCGCCACCGTGCGCTGCATGATTCGCGCCATCAAGCGGTGAAGACTGCGCTACTCCAACGAAACCCGCCATCGCAAGTGCGGCCCGGCCGACAGTGGGTTTCATCCATTCACCAGTACCGACGACTGGTGGAGCAGTAGCGTAATACGAATCAATAAACGCCTGCGTATCAAACTGTCCTGCGTGGTCAATTAGGTTCCACGTGTTGACCTTGTTGTCCGTAATCGTAGGCACCGTGTCGAAGTATGCCGCCGCCAGTCCTAGGAAGTCTGAGCCACTAGTGTCGAAAGTAGACGACTGTGTACCGGCAGGGTTCAAGTCCTGCGCGAGATTAGCACCGCTGACGAGAGAAATAGCCACTAGGTTTCTACATACCGCCAAATACCAGCGCACCAACAACCACCGACTACCGCCCATCGAAAACCATCTGTCGCAGAGCAACCATAAAGCCAACCATTGGTGAACCCTGACGGCTCAGTGTCAAGTGTCCATGATGTACCAGCAGGAAGGCTTGCATGCAACAACCATGGTCCGTTCGTGCCACCCGTCGCAAATTGCTGTGTTGAAAAGAGCGTCTTGCTAGTTGCTAAAATACCAGAACCGATGTGCGAGTCAACTTGTGACCATGTCGCTCCAGCATCTGTAGACTTACGAATGTTCGCATTACCGCCAGTCCAAATCGATCCAGAACTCGGGTCCATATAGGGCTGGCATGTACCGTGGTAGTGTTGCTGCGTATCTACATCGGTCCATGTCCATGTCCAAGGCCATGAATTACCAGATCGCACGCCACGATATGTATGCGCTGCACCAGAACTATCAGGAATTGCGAGTAACGTGTCTTGGTCAACCCAAAAATACTCTGCCTCTGGTGTTGCAGGTTGGGCACCTTGATCAGTCCACGTCAGACCGCCGTCTTTAGATTCCCACATGTGGTCCGTGCCGCTGTGAGCTGATGCCACAATGCGGTCCCGTCCCGCCACGCCGTTGATCGTCGCTGTGAACGGACAAACGTTCATGCGACCGGCATCATCACCGTTGTCAAACCCTATGTTATAGCGCGTCCAACTCGTAAATGGTGGCGTCGCTCGCCAGCAGCCATTCTGCACTCCACCACCGGCGTTATATAGCGCCGTCGTAATCATGTAGCTGCCATCACACGCGATGTTCAGGTTTGGCCGAGCGTTGAAGAACGGATCCAGCCCAGAGATCGTCACTGGATTCCACGTCAGGCCAAAGTCAGTAGACTTCCATAATTTCTGATACGTCGCTGATGTGTACATCACGCCATAATTCGCAGGATCGAGGCGCACACCTTGACAACCGAAGTTACTACCTGCTCCTGCACGCGCAGCAATCCCAGCATCGTTATTATCAAGGATCATATCTGCTGGTGTTACATTAGACCATACATTCGTTGCTCCGGAGATATCCCCAGGAATTGGCGACCGTCCTAACCCGCCAACCCGCCGAAAGAGATCAGCCATCTAATACATCGCTCCATTCGAGCGGTCAACGTGCTTGAACACGAGGCTCGTGTCGATGATGTAGGGGTTTTCCTTCTTCGCCCACTTACCGTAACCGGCCTTCGTCAGGATGTCGCGCTTGATCGTCTGGTCGCTCCAGTAGAGGTCGCTCGTGCCGCTCGCGATATGCTTGCCACCGAAGCTATCCACCCACACGCGCGCGGGTGCAATGAAGATGCGCTTGATGGGGTATGGATAGCCAGGCACGGTATATGTCTCGACGTCAGGCTCCTTCGCCCAAGCTTCGAGTACCGAGCGATGGATCAGTAGCGCGCCAGTCGGGACACCGCGCACCCAGATCACGTCGCCGTACTTCCAGTCGCGGTAGGCACGCGTGCCGCTTCCGCGGTAGGCCAATGGTTCGGGTCCGAGCAGTTCGATGCCACCCGTCTTTCCCTTGCGCACCTCGCCGCTTCCCTTGATGTGGTACAGACCGCTGACAACGGGCGGCGCCTTCTTGCGCTCCATCTTCCAGAACCAGCGGTCGAAGGTCAGAATCGTCTCAGGTGGCGGGCAGGTATCATCCTCAATCAGCAGCAGCGCGCGAAACGATCCGCGCAGCATCGAGTCGACGATCATGTTCTGCGCGTCGGGCACCGTGTAGCCCATCGGCACGCTGCGGACGAGTGCCCAGTTCGGCGGCGTCACCATGCCGACCATCGCGTTGTACCACTCGATGCGAATGATGCCGAGCGTCGGGGTACCAAGCAATACTTGCACGGTGTCGCTGCCGGGTTTCGGGTGGACGGGGTTGAGGGCGAGCTTATGTCCGTTCGTCTTGCCGTTCATCTTAGACATCAAAGTATCCCCTCGATAACAATGTCATAGCGATCACCATTATCGTCGATGCGGAAATACTTGAACCCGTAAGTCTGACGTGGCGGCAGAGGCGGTACGAACTGAAAATACAATCCAGTGGGCGTCACACGATGCCCGAGTGAAGTTCGTGTATAGTTATCATCCACCCACACCTCACAATAATATGCGCCTGGTTTAATTGGCTCCATATATTGAGTAATCGAGCCGATTGGTTCTGGATGATTAGAAAAATCAATCTGAGAACCGAAAGGAAGACGCACACCACCGCGCACAACGAGATGATTGCCGTTACGCGCCTCTACTTGGTCAGACATGACCGTGCTCCTTCACGCGCTGCATCCATCCGCCCGGATTCATGGTCAATAGATAACGTTCAGAAAGTAGATCTTGAGTAAACTCGCCTGGGTGCTGGTCCATGTAATCTTGCACGCCGCCTCGGGCTCCTCGATCACCTCCGCCGTTGTTATCTGTCCAGCCAATGTTTGTATCTTCCACCACGAGCCAGTCGCCGACTCTGAGCATTGGGGCGTAGAGAGTGAGTTCATTGTAGACATGCTCCGCTGAATGGTCTGAGTCGAGGACGACGAGTGTCGAGAACGTCCGCGTATTGATACTCGGTGGACCTGCTAAGTCAGACTGCCAGACTCCAGACTTCTCAGAGATCAGATCTCTGATCGCCGGATCAGCACTGTTACCCTCGATGTAGGTAATGCGCGGATGCTCGACGAGCCACGTCTTCCGGTAGTCATGGATATCGACTGTCAGTACCTTACCGTCCTTGATCCGCAACATGTCCATCAAGAACGCGAACCACAACGCCGACCCGCCCTGATAGGTGCCAGTCTCGATGACGACCTGCGGGCACAGTTTCGTCATCAGGTCTTGATACATCCAGATGTCGTTCGGGCACTTCATCATCCCCACGCCGAGGAAGTGCGTATAGTGCCACGTGTGGCCCGAGGAGTACCAGAGGTCGTGGTAGCGCTGGAGCAGGTCGGCGTTCTGCTCGCGCGACTGCTTGATGCGCTCGATCAGCACCTCGGTCGGGCAGGCGGTTTCGTCATCGACGACGGTGAGCGGCTTGTAGTCGCTCATCGTGTCACTTCCTGCACGATGTCCCATGCCAGATTCAAGTTTCCTTCAGCATCGAGAGCCTGAGCAAATTCCTCCGCGCTCATATCTTCGCCAATAGAGTCCATCGCCCAGCGCATGAACTTCGAGCGCAGTATGATTTCAGCTTGTTGCGCGTCAAAGCCGTGGTTAAGGAGGATTCGAGTGATAGCTATCCAACGCGCTCGTCCGAAGCGTGTATAACTGAACGCATTCTTCGTACGGTCTGCGATATCTTGTGCGTCGATCATCGCTTCTTCTCCTTCTTACGCAATGCTTCCTGCTTCGGCTTCTGGAGCGCTTCTGCAGCGGAACTATCATTCTTCTGTGATGGCTCACCATGTACCATACACATGCAATCGTGATAACGCTTTCCGCCAAGCCAGGCACACTCACAGCCGGAGATATAACGTTCGATATATTCAAGTGTTTCTTTACTAATCATTAGGTCATCGGTACTCTTCGAATCGTTAATACTCATCGCTTCTTCTCCTTCTTACGCAATGCTTCCTGCTTCGGCTTCTGGAGCGTCACGTTGTAGCTCAGCGTCCCATGCGCACCGGGCACGCGCGAGAGCGTGAGCGGGTGCCAGGGCTTCGGTCGCGGCCGCCCAAGGTTGTCATGCACCTCGTAGAACGGCGTCCTTGGATCGAGCCACGCGAAGCTCTGCTCGATGACGCGCGTGACGTGCTGCGGGTCAGAGATCCACCCGCATGACTCGTCACCGCCGTAGGGGCCGCTCACGTACACGATGCCGCTCGGCTGCATCACGCGGTGGAGTTCGTCCCACCACGTGAAGAACTGTTGCGGTGCAAGATATTCGAGGACGTGCGTGACGACGGCCGTGTGGACGCATGAATCAGGAAGCGGGAACTTCTGGTGGAAGTGCGGCCCAAGCGCACGCCACGTCGGATCGTACTTCAGGTCTCCCATTGGTGACATGTGTACGCTTCGTGGCTGCGTCTCGCCGCCGAGTGAGATGTCGAGAAGGATGCCCTTCTTGCGGGCGAGAAGCTTCTTGACTTGCTTCGGAGTCATGTGCGGTTTATCGAGTACGATGCCGCCTCTTGGAAGCGTCACATCTTCCTCAACGGCTGGACGGTCGCGATGTAGTCAGCACCGCGGACGCTATTCTGCTCTTGTTGCATCAATGCGACCTGTGCCGCCTTGATCAGGTTCACCCCGAGCTGCACCATCTCGTTTGCGCCAGCTGTGAATTGTGTAAGGGATCTCGTAAACACGAGTGAGACCGTGCCATCGTTCAGCGCGTTGATATTGACTTGCATCGGTCCTTTGTTCTGTGCTTCGTTCTGCTTCTTCGTCATTGCTGCTCCTTAAGGTGAGTGCCGGCCAGCGAGACCGGCACCCGTGCTATGTGCTGAAGACCCAGTTATATGTGATGTTGAGTGCCTGGGTCGTTCCCTTCGTGCTGCTCGCGAACGTCGCAATGCTCAGCGCCGTCCCCGATCCGACAGTCGCGTTGTGGTACTGTGCAATGGCGTTGATCGTCACTGCGTTACTGATCGCCGTCGAGACGTACTGGAAGCTCTGTGAGAGCGTCCACGTCGCCGCCAGCGACTGAATGCCGGCGCTCACCGTCGCTCGCGCTCCGCCAGCCGTCGAGCCCGACGTCGACGCTGTGCCCTGCTCAGAGCTATCAATCGCCGACTTCGTCGAGAAGTTCGACGACTGTGCCTCAGTCATGTGGCCGACAGCCCAGAAGCGCGCCAGCCCGAGGTCGGTCAGCACGGTCGCCGCGCTCGATGCAGTCGAGCCCTGCGACGACTGCAGCCCGACGAACGCGCGAATCACCGCGCCATGACCGTAGGTCGTGATGACGTTCTCGTGCCAGTCGCCGACCTGCTCTTCGCCAGAGATGCAGTCGACCAGTGCGCCGCGCACGAAGCCTCGAATCGAGATGCCATCTCCAGTTCGTTTCCGCCCCATCTTCGGCAGCTTGCCGTCTTTCCCAACGCGACGGATGCTGCCATCGTGCATCCGGATTTTCTCGCCCTGCTTGAATGACATCGTCGCTCCTTTGTGAAATTATCCGATTTCTCTGTACACGGCGCCGAACGACCATCCGGACGTCGAACCCGGCGTCGCTGTAAACCGATAAAACCATCCACTCGTGCCACCTGGCATGAATTGCATGCGCTCTTCTTGCGTCGGCACCCAGAGATGTCCAACCAGCGTGTTAAAGTTGTCCGGATAGACGTTGACCTCCGTGCCAGCACCGTCTACCGAACTATTGATGCCGGCCGTGCCCGCCGCTCCAGTGCCACTGACTAAGTTCGCTACCGGCAGTCCAAGCGAACTCTTCGCTGGTGTCGCGCCAACCATCGTGGGGAATGCTGAGACCTTCGTGCCAATCGAGACGCCCTGTTGACGACTCGTCGTATCCGCTCGCTGTCCAACCCATGCGCGCAATAGTTCGAAGCCAGGTACGCCTGCGCCTGCGGCAGACGGATTGAGCCAGACGAGTTTCGGCGAACCTGTCACCGAGATGTTGTCACCCGATACCGTATACGTGCGATCAGCCATGCGGTTCTTCTCCTAGGTACACAAACTTCTGATCTGGTCGCTCGTAATCGATCTCAAGGCCCGTGCGCACATCATAGTGCTTGAGGACCTCAATTTGCCCGGTTCCTTTGCACTGCGGACAGTCAATCATGATGTCCTCGTGCGTCGCATGGTTATATCCCAACCACATCTTGCCAGGGTGCCGCTTGTAGTCCTTGCACGCGAAGCAGCGCTTCCAGCCGACTGGCTTCGCGATGAATGGGACGACTTCTTGTGCCATCGGGTGTTGGGCGAGTCAGTCGTGACCTCGCCCCTCCAATCTTACGCGGTTGTTCCAACGCAGATGCCCGAGTTGCCGTCAGCATCCGAGCGAACGCGAGGAACCATGATCGCCATCACGAGGTTGTGGATCATGAACCCATCGAGCGATGTCCAGGGGATGACCGTCGGCGCCTGACCAACGACCACGTCCGCAACGTCAGACGTCATCTGCATCAGCACGACCTTGTTGCCGATGGACGGCGTCGCGCCGTTGCCCGAGGTCAGCAAGTCCGCCACGCGCACGGCCTGCAGCGATTCGATCTGCAGGAGGCGCTGCCGGATGGTAATCGGATTCGATGTGCCCGAGTTGTAGTCGGTGTCCATCGTATTGCCGATCTGCGTACCAACGTAGAGGCGGTAGGGTCCGAACTTCTTGTCCGCCTGCAGGATGTTGATCATCGCCATCACTTCGTTAAACACCGTCGAGCCGACTGGCGTGGTCGTCCACGCCGCCGCCGTGAGGTTCGCCTTCGTGTTGACGTTCGGCGCGTTCAGCAGTCCCGGAGCGGTATAGCCTGCATCCTGCAGGTTCTGACCGTCCAGCGTCGTGGCGCCGTTGATCATCGCGTCCTCGACCGCTTCGTTGACGGCCCGCACGCACTGCTTCACGATCGCCGTATCGAGCGGAGTGCCGACGCGCTGTGAGGTCTTCAACGTGCGGATGTCGATCTCGAACTGGTCGGTCGTGAGGTAGATCGGCAGGCGGTTCGGCGTGATGATCGGCAGCTTGCTCTCACCGCGTGCTGCCGGGCTCATCGTCCTTTGCGCCGCACCAATCTTCGACTGCGTGCTCCATTCGAGCTGCGCAATCGAGAGTGGATCGCTCAGCGTGTAGGTCATTCCCGCCGCCATCATGTCGGCGACAAGCGTCAGGCGCTGAAGCCCGACCTCGACCACTGCCTTATCGATGCTGACCTGCGCCTTGTCCATCAAGGGCGCCAGAGTCCTGAACTCACGCATCTCGTTCTCTGCCGCTTCCATCATGCGGAAGCCTGGAGCGCGCATGGCCTCGATCGACCATCCTCCCGTCTCCATCAGCGACCGCGTGACGATGTCGTTGAGCGGGCTCGCGCCCGATCCTGCTACCCGAAATCTCATCTCGTTTCCCATCGAAAGCCTCCTGACGCGCTGGGCGTCACACTCATTCTGCCCTGGCGCACCAGGGTCAATCTGTTGTTTACACGGCCTCGCAGCGGATGCGCGTCAGCACGTTGACGTTCGCCTTGTTCTCAAGCGCCGTCGCGACCAGTGAACCCGAGCTGTAGATCGCCAGCGTGCCACCACTGACCGTCTGCAGCTGGTTGCCGGCGACGATATTCTGCCCCGACGCAATGTAGCCCCAGAACGCGCCTCCGGGCTGCACGATGCTGACCTCGACGAGGTCATTGGCCGCATACGTATCATCGACGCCCTTATTCGCCATCGAGTGCTCGCAAGCCACCGCGCACGGCAGGTTGCCCGTGACGATCGTGTTCTTCCTCCACCGGATGATACCGCCGTTGTTGAAGCGCTCGACGATCTGACCGGGTGTGACAACCTCGGAGCATGCCAGGTCGTTGACCTGAATGCGCTCCCCGCCGAGGAAGATGGTGTTCGGATTGAGTCTCGTGATCGACATTGCCTCTATCTCCTTTGTGACCTCGACTTCGGATCACCCAAAATTGTTTTAGTGCTTCGACTCGGCTGCGCGCATCCGCTCGAGGCCCTCCTTATACGGGTCAGGCGGCGCATAGGTCGCGTGCTTGTCTGCGGCATAGCGCTCCATCGGGACTCCCTTGCCGCTGAAGTCTAACACCTTGATGCGCGCATACTGCGCCAGCGTCTGCAGCTCAGGAATCGAGCGCTTCTTAAGGACCTCTTCTGTCTCGCCGCCGAGATCCTTCAGCGAGTTCACGAGCGAGGCCTTCAGTGAGGCTTCTTCTGCGGCGCGTGCCTCAAGTACCGCCTTTACCGACGTCGGCGCACGCTGGATGAACTCGTCGTCAGTCATAGGCTGTTCGAGCTTCACGATGCGATCTTCGGCGACCTTGAGTCGTGCCGCCGTCTGGCGCTGATCGCCTTCCATCTTCACGATATTGCTGTGCGTCGTACGATTCGCTTCCGCCGCGGTGCGAAATTCATCCAACCGCACGTCGGATGCCGTTGCCAGAATGGCTTCGTCGCCGGTCTTGAACCCCGAATACTTGTCGGTCACGAGCGCTGCAATAAGTTCGTCTCGATCCATCTTTCTACCTCCGCAGCCGCACGTGCAGGCTGCATTATCTACGCACATTACCGTGCTCCCGCCGCACGCTGACGGACCGACTCTATATAAAATCGGACAGGGTCACTCATTTTAGAGACGTCCAATTTGACTGGCGCATCCTCCAAATTGCCTTCGAGCTGTTTGTAATTGCTCCGATCACAGACGGCGCCAAGTGACATCGAGTGGTCGTGGACCGCTTGGATCGCTTTCGTATCAGCCATGTTGTGCCGTGCGCCTGCGTAGCCGCGCATCGTTGGTGGATCTTCAGCCAGCGACTGCGAGTAAGTCGCACTCAAGATGCCTTGGCAGCAGCCCATCATCGCGGAGCAGAGCGCACGAATCGATTCAAGTCGCGCAGTCTCAACCGTCTCTTCTGCATCTTCTTCAGCAGGCGTCTCAGTTGGGCTCTCAGTCTCATCGGCGATGAGCGCATCGATCAACGTGCTCATCTCATCCCATGTCTTGTCGCTCGAATCCCAGAGTGAACGCATCGTCTGATACATCGTGAGTTCAGCAGACTCTTCTGCGGTCTCTTGCTCTGTGGTGTCGCCGTCCTCAAGGTTACGCGCCCCGGGTGTAGACGCGAGCCTGTTGGCAGTTTCGTGGGCGGCCGACATAGATGCATGCGTGCTGTGCGGCGCAGCGGTACTTCCAAGACCGTGAGAAAAATGTGTATGTGAAAATACAGTCGGAACCTGCTTATCCGTACTCATGTGGGAGTATGAACTTTGGACGCTGTAATGCCCACCTTCGCCGCGGTAGTGCGTCGTGTCGCCTTGCTTCGTAGACGTCGTTGCCCCCGTATGTCCGCCGCGCGGGATGCCACCTTTGGATCCGGCCCCGCTGCCTTTGTTTGTCGGAAGCCCGCCACCTCCGCCGCCTTGCGTATATTGATTGATCCCCTCGGGATTCGACGCCGCCTTCATCCACGCGTCGGGCAGCTTCAGGCCCTTCTTTTTCGCAATGGAGATTACCTTCGCCTTGACGGCAGCGGGGTCTTTCGCCTTACCAATCAAGTGTGCGGCCGCTTCGACGTCGGCCTGCGTCTTGATAGGGTATGTCTCATCGGGTCCGGCGAAGTCCGACTCGCTCATCTTGTCGCGCTCGCTCTGTGGAATGTCGCGCAGCGTCTCTAACTTCATGTCGCCCTCACACACCCGCATCGCCGCCCGATGCGTCCCGCAGCCCATCTCGACGCTGCACGCGCCGCGTCCACCAGGCAGGAACGCGAGGTGATCGCCCTCGGCGTGCGTCCACGTGCCAAGATACTTCTTGACTTTGTTCCAGAGTCCGGGCTTGTGGTCTGTGACGACCATTGCGCCGACTGAGACTTCTTCAGTCCCACCCTCAGCGAGTCGCTGATACATGTCCGGGTGAAGCTTCTTCGCCTTCGACGTATCGATGAGCGCCTCCATCAGCATCTTCTTCGAAGCGACGTCAACGTGCGCATTGCGAATCTTGCCGATGCCGACCGCGCGGATGATGCCGTCGTCTTGTGCTGAGCACTGTTTCCCGTCGCTCCCCTTCGGGTGCCCGATCGTAATCGGTTTGCCGTTCCAGCTCTCGGCGCACTTCTCCAGCGTCTCGAAGGGTACGAACTCTGGCGTCTCGGCGTTCACGGCGTGGATCACGCCTTCCATCAGCGCGACGACTGGGACGACGAGATATTCAGTCTTCCCGTCCATCTCGATGGTTGCCTTGCCGGTAGCGCCAAGGAGGTGCAAAGAACGAGACTCGGACTTCTTCCCCAAGACCGCCTTCACGTATGAGAGTGTCGCTTCGGTCATTCGCCCCTCATTCCGCACTCTGGCTCGATGGCCTCGACATTCACCGGCTGCAGCGGATGTCCGAATGTATGCACCCAGAGGCGGATGCGGCCGCCACTGAGCAGCCGATCAAGTTCCACCTCAGTCGGTTCCCACTCGGTCATCACCACGCCGTCGTCATCGACCGATGCAGGCAGCGGAATATACTCTGGTTGATCTTTCGCGAAGAGCACTAATCGCGCTTTGTCGTGCAAAGTAGGTTCAACAGGAGTCATGCCGCCTTCCTCTTCTTCTTGGCCAAGTCTCGCATCAGCAGTTCGACGGTCAGTCGGTTCAACTCTTTACTGACCTTTCGCTGCGCCGCGTCGATGCGCTCGCCGATCGGTGCGCCATAGTCTACGGCGTTTGTGCTCCGAGGATCGTCCATCCGACAAGTCGCCTCTAGGCACCGCTCGACGTAGGTCAGGATCGTTGAGAGTGCCGACCAGCGTGCGGATGCGTTCCTCATTCTTCACCCCAATGCATGAAGTGGTACTGCGCGGCAAAGAGCGTCATCGTGCCAGCACAGACTGCTCGATGATAGAAATTCTCTTCAGCATCCTTCAGTGCAGCCTCGGCCCACGGTTGCGGCCAGAGGTTCGAAGGGTCGTCTGCTCCGCCAAGCTCGCGCGGCACTTTGTGGTCGATCTCGCAGCAGACTCCCTTACCGCGTGCATCAATATGATCGAGCCTGTAACGTCTTAAAACTTCTTGCCGCATCGCTGGCGTCACATGCCTGCGATCAGCGCCCCACTTCGTTGCACAAATCTGCTCTTGCGTCAGTCCGCGTATGAGTCCAGGTGTCATCGCGTTTGGCAGCGCGAGCTGGAGAAGCAAGAAGATCACTTTGCCTCCTGCTTCATTCGCCACTGCTCCAGTGCCACGATTCGCTTGCGCAGGTCATTGTCCGAGTTCACCATCCACTGCTCGACGGCGGCGGGCTTGCGGATAGTATCCTTCTCTATCGTCGGCGGCGAATAAATCGTCTTCTCTAATGTCGTCAGCTCGTCTCGAAAGGTCTGGTCGCGCTGTTCTTCTGTGATCAGATACGCGTTGAACTTCGCGTGCAGAAGCGCCACCTCAGTCGTCAGTCGATAGACAGCAATCCGGTTCGCGAGCAAGTAGGTCACGGTAATAGCAATGCTGACGATAAAGAACGCCGACCTAATGACGCTGCTCAACGTTCGAAGCATCGCTGCTTCTCCCTCATCTGTCAAAGCACCTTTGTTTTTCGACGTCATTCTTCGCCGTATTACTACAGACACGTTGCAGCATGCGAAGGACTTCTTCCTGCTGTCGGACGTGATCAGACACGAGTTCGATGATCCTCTTGTTGTCAGCAGTCAGCACTTGGACGCTTGCCTGAATCGATGGTAGTGATGCAGACCCTATCCAAATCAAGTACGCGGCGACCGCTGCTGGAAACCCTACGAAGCCGACGGCCTTGACGAGCCACGGCAAGCCTTCGAGGGTACCAGCATCTGGTAGGCGACGGTCCACTCCATCGTACTTGTTCCGATCCGTAATCGAGGTCATGCACGCATGAGCCCAAAAGCCCTCGACTCCATGGTGGAGTTCTCCTTCATAGGGAACTACGTTACCATCCGAACAACCTGACCAGTACTAACCCGACAACATACGAACAGACGAACGTCGCGAGTGCAACTGCGAAGACGATAAGAGCCGCCATCATGAGACGAGCCCCATCGTGCACCGACAGTTTGGATGCAGTGGCGGATCATCACCGACAGAGAAGTCCTCATCCATCGGCACGGTCTCGCCGTCGACCTCTTCGCACTCGGGGCATGGGTCTTCGGCGGCGATCCATGTCTTCTGCTCGTCGCCGGTGAGCAGGCCTTCCTCGACCGCTTGATCCCAGCCTTGGGCGAGTCCCTCATTCGCCGCATCCATTGACTCAGTGCGTGCAATCATCTCGGCACGTGCATCGTCGAAGATCGAGTCGAGCGCATCCTCGGCGCTCTCGCCTGTCTCGTGCTCACGAGCGACTGCATCTCGAATGCGGTCGCGTGTCGTGTCACTGATATCCTTTGCCAGCTCAGCGCCATGCTCGCGCGCCCACTTGGCAGCGTCGGGGTTGCTGGCGTCGAAGGACATCTTGAGCTTGACAGGTGGAACCTTATCGGCCTTGTCTTTCGCGGTGCGCATCTCGAGGTGTCGTGGCAGCATCCCGAGTGCCGCATTCCCCGCGTCGCTCAGCGCAGCCAGCAGCACGGGAGGCAGGCTCTTTGTCAGCGCCGCGCGGATAACCTCAGGCGCGCCGGCCTTCCCAGCGGCACGACCCTTAGCGAACGCCGCGCTGACGACTTGTTGGATCGGAGCGATGTGCGCGTCCGCAACCTTGTGGATGGCGGTTTCGCGGGGATGCGCAGCTAACCGCACGTTCTGCCACGCCTGCAGCAGCAGTCGGGCGCCGTGCGATGAGGGCAACGGAAGACTAAGCATCGCGATGCCCATCGAACCCCGTCCCATGCCGCTGGACGTAATCCTCGAACTCGATGAACAGTCGCTCGACGTCGTACTGCGCCAGCGTATCGCCAAGCACGACGACGAACTGCTTCGCCAAGACCAGCGCCTCGGCGCCTTGCTTGTCGGAGAGCATCGAGACGGCCGACTCAGGCGTAATCGCCATCGCCCCGAAGAGGATGCGGTCAATCGTCGTGCGGTCCTTCGCGACGATGGCCGCTTCGAGCACGCTGAGCATGCCCGCGTCAGCGGCGGCTTTCAGTGCAGGTGGGACTTTTGGCTTGACAGCGACGGGCTTTGCTGGCGCGATAGGCTGACCGAGCGTATCTTGCGGGATCGGCTTCCCATCCTCACCAATCGGCGGCGGTGCGGTGACTGAGATGCGCTCTGGCGCGCCAATCGGCACCTTCTCGTCATCACTCAGCGGCGAGAAGCCATAGGTGATGTCGCGGATCTCGTCGTCGGTGAAGACCGTGATGCCCATCTGCTTGTTGACCATCGAAAGCTTGACGGCGATCTCCGCCTTCTGGCTTTCAGAGAGCAGTTGGTTGGTATCGACGGTCGGCAGCGGCTCTTTGTCGAACGCCATGTCACGGATCTCGTCTTCAGTAAACACAACGCCGTCGAAGGTCTTGTTGACGTTCGCCAACGTCATCGCGAAGTCCGACTTGCCCTTCTCGTCCATCGTCTCTTCGACAGGCCAGCCCACTTCGTACTGCGCTGGGGTCGGAAGATAGCCGTACTGAATAAGTCGATCAACAAGCGGGCGCATGATGACAGGCTCAGCATAGCCTGTGCGGCGATCTTTCACGCGGCTGTCGAAGTTCGCCGCGTCTTGCGTGCTCGCGAGTTCGCCCATCTCAGAGCCGGTCAAGATGCGCTTCGGGATCTTTGTCGTGCCCGCGATCTGCGTCAAGATCACATCGGCTTCAGCAGCAGACTTCGCACTCGACGATTCAAGGAACTTCACGTCCACGCCACGAGTCGGAATGAATGTCGTAATATTGTTCTGGTACTCCTCGAACTTCGACTTCATCGCCGCCATCTGCGGATCGGTGAATATTACATCTTTGTCGATGTTCGCATGCAGCACTTGCTTGGCGCGCTGGAAGAAGGACTCAGCCGTCCCGCCAGTGATCTTCTCTAAGTCGAAGAGTAGATTCCACACGCACTCAAGTCCAGGAGGGCCATAGACGTTACTGTCAAGTGCGCCTTTCGCAGGGATATGAATGATGCGCGACCAGTGGACTGAGCGCGCAAGTAATGGTGACGAGATGTCGGTGCGTCGGATGCGGTAGGTCAGTGGCTCGCCGAAGCGCTCAGAGGTGGGATCAATGTCGAACGTCTCGATGGTGACGTCGGTGTCCATCGACTGGACACCCATGTTCGTGCCGCGACTCTGGTCACCTGGCCCGCCGCCGCCCCAGAACGGCTGCAAGTAAAGCATTTGCGTGGGATTGCCGCGCGGCATCTCTTCGCTCAAGTCTCCTGGTACACCGATGAGCATGACCGAATAGGTACTCAGCTGCGCGAGTATATCTGCGGCTTGACACTTGAAGAAGATACGATGCTTTTTATTGATCTCATCAAACGCCTTTTCGAAGGCGGTGTTCGTCTTCGTATCTTCATCCTCGTAGACCTCGACGCCGCCACGCCATGTCGCCTCTGGGTACGTGTCGATGATGACCTTTGCTAACCCGCCACGTGCATACTCGTCGCGGAACTGACGGCCAGTAATGATGCGGTCGTAACCGAAGATCGCGTACAGATCGCGTTTGCTGTCGAACTGAAACCCCGCCTGCTTCATGAACGCTTGACGGTCGAGCAAGACGTCGAGCGTGCGGAGCATGCTCTGTACGACTTCGGCTGTGCGTGGTTCGGGCTCAGCGTGGCCGTTGCTGTTCGGCTTCGACTCGAAGCGGAAGTCGCCGGCGGGGGCTACCATGTGAGACCTATGTTCGGCACGCGGAGTTCTTCAGTCGCATAACGCAGCGGGTCTATGATGTGATTCTTTTTGTCGGCGAGGACTGGCGTGACAAGACCCGACATCTTGTCGACGACATACGAGTACATCGTTAATTCATCGATCGTGTGCACACAACGAGGGTGCACCACGATGTCATAACCCTGGAGGAAGATGACGCCTTCTTTGACAGAATTCGGCCCCTTGGTCGCGGGCTTTATCCTGGGGAAGCCGTTGCGCTGGAGATAGGAGATCGTCTCAGGACGGGCAGAGTCTGCCCTGACTGGCCAGTCTCGCGCACCGGGTACCATGTCAAAGAGACTACCGAGATGATCGATCTCGACGCCTATCCGATACGCCTCGTAGTCGACGAATAACTTGCGCCCGTCAAGTCGACACCGTACCATCGTGCTCGGATCAACTGAAAAACCCCAGTCAGCACCATAGTAGTAAGTAGCATCAGCAGGAGATTCGAACTCATCGATCACCCAATTCTTAAAGACGCGCGCCTCGCTGTGCCGCTCATAGCCACCAAGCCAGATGTGTTGATACTTCTCGACGTCGCGACTGCGGTCCCACTCCATCTCCTTGCGGAGTACGTCGGGGAAGAATGGATTATCTTTATATGACGTCTCGATGACGATAGAGTCAGGCGGCGGATCACTGCGCAGCAGTCTATCGACGGGGTCAGTCGCGTGGCGTGGGTTCCAGGAGAACCACAGTTCGGAGTCTTCTTCGCGGATCGTAGGCCGCAGGAGGTCGAGCGACCTCTGACTCAATGACTGTGCTTCTTCGACCCACGCCACGTCGAACCCTTCAAGAGACTTGATTGACTCTGCCGTGTGATCTTGCATGCCGTTGAAAATGATGATGCCGCCGTGCGGCGCTTCGATGTGTGACGTCAGCACGCGGAACTCACGTTCAAGCCCGTATGCTCGAATCTTGTCCTCGAGTAGCCGCTTGACAGACTGCGCCAACGTGCGTTGCACTTCGCGCACGCAGACGGCACGACACGGCTTGCGAAGAAAGCAGCGCTCGATGATCTGATCGGCAAAGAAGTGAGACTTCGCGCCGCCGCGGCCGCCGTGAATGCCCTTATAACGGCTCGGTTCGAGCAGTGGCACGAAGACCGCAGGGGTAGGGATGCGAAGGACGCCATCAGTGGACGGCATCGATTATGTCGTGAGATTCAGGAGCGCGAACCACTTCGCGGACAATCTTTTCGAGCGTTACGGTACCTTCGATCTCAACGGTTTCTTTTGGCTTGCCGAAGGCATAATGCCACAGGAGTGTTTCCATATGCGGCGCAGTGCCAGCATTCAGTCTCGCGCGTAGTGAATCTTTGTAGACGGGATCATCAAGAAGAGCACGCGCCGCAGCTCGCACTTCGAGCGTCACCTTAGGAATGACGCCCTTCGGGCGTCCAGGCCCCGGGCGGCCATTGCCAAAATAGCCATTACGCACTAATTTTGGAGCGGTTTCCGAAACTGAGTCGTCTTCTGAGGCCAAGACGGTCTAGACTTACTACAGTTCTGCCCGGCTGTCTATTAAATTCGCCTAAAAAGAAAAGATATCTTTCTACTAGCAAATCCTAAAATGTTCTTTCTGCTCTTTCTTGTATTTTTCCATAGTCAATCTAACCGCGTAAGACTTTTTTTCTAACGGATCTTCGCCATACCTACGCCTTTCTAGATCCTATCCCACCGGTTCCGGGTCAAAAGAAATACAACAAAGCTAAGAAAGAACATTTTAGAATCTGCTACATATCATCGATGAGCTGGTAGTCCTGAGCTTCGGAAGATCTCTCTTCGGCGCCAGCCAACGCCCATGTATTCGTCCTACCTTCAGCATAACAACGAAACGAGCGACCTCCGACGATACGATCCTTGTTGCGGCGTAGCCACCAACCAACACTCTTTCCGCTCCATCCGCTGCGACAACAAACCTCAACTAACTTATTACGTAGTAGCGTGACGGCGTCAGGCGTTTGTCCATGCTGCAGTGCACGACGTTCAATCTCTGCAACATCGATCGCCATGCTACCAAATGCTTGCTCCCACATCTCCATGATGAGAATGAGTTCATCCTTACGAGGGTCATTTGCAAGGATGGATAGTCTCGTCTCAGCAGGGTCTGCGCACTCAAGCCATACTAGGGCACCGCGTATCCACTCATAGTCTGCGAAAGACCCCATCGGTTGCAATGAACACGGACGCCCAGCAAGATGATATGCAAGTAAGATCGTTAGTGCGTCGACAACAAGCTGCGGACGTTCTGCGAGAACCTCTGCATGACAATCAAAGTCGAACGTACGTGTATCTGGACGTTCAACCTGTGCATCGAGACGACAGATGACGGCGCGGCGCGATGTATCACCAGCAAAGACAAGATTGTTACCGCTCGCAAGCACGAGCGCCGTCGAGGGAAGGATGCGTCGTTCACTCAACCCAAGGATGCGTGCCTGTACGACCTCTTGCGTCAGCATCGAGCAAAGAAAGTCGCCTGACAGTGCCCGTTCGCAGTTATCAATGTGAATGACCGGATCGCCGGCGAAGAGCACAGTTGAGAGGCGTTTTTCATCTTCCTCTTCGCTCTTACCTTGACTCATCGCTGGAGGCCGACATCCTGTAGCCAGCAGACCGACCATCTCTGCGAGCAGCGACTTACCAGTCCCCGCAGTCGGTGCATCATAACTATGTAGCGGTGCCGTTTTCATGCTGAAGCGTATGAGACCAGCAAGTAGACCAGAGATTGCGACAGCACGCGCTGCTTCGTTAACGAATGGAAACTGCCGCAGCGGGCGCGAAAGACGGATGAGCGCGAGATACGCATCTTCTTGCGTCGGTTCTCTTGGTATTGGAGGGAAAAGATTCGGCGAGATGTCAAGCAAGAGCCCTGTTGATGGATCATAGCCAGGAGCTTCAACGACCCTTCCATCTCGCGTCAACGTCGGCGCAGTAACGACGCCACGAAGGACAGGGAATTTCCACTCAGCGCGTCCAAGCAGCGTCCGTGCATAGAGGGGCGGCGGATCGGCAGGCGTCCAATCATCAGCCTTCTGATCGTATTTCAACCACACTGAAGAGCAGCCCATGTGCTCAACAAGCCAGGGTTCTTTGACGGCGATCAACATCGTTGAACCGATTTCGCGGCGCACCTCTTTTATGTCACTGATCGGGCTGTCAAGCGTAATGGCACGCGTCAGCTGTCCACCGCGTTGATAGATGTCTGCATGCTTGAGCAATGCGACTTCTGACTGATTAACGATGTCAGTTAGACGTCCACTCTGAATCAAGATAGCATCGGTAATATCACGCTTGGCCTTGTCTTCCGTCGTAATGCCGAGATGATCGCGCAGCACCTTCCACGTGCGTTCTCTACAGTGATCATGCTGACACTTGAAGCCGACAGCACCAGATGCGTTGACCGTCAGAACCGTACCTGTATCGTCCTTCGTCGTATGCTCGGCGTCCCATGGGCATCGTATCTGATAGTAGGTAACGTCTCCTCGCGTGAACGTCTTCAAGACTTCAACGCGCGCGAGCACCTTGCTCCAGTCGTAGAGAGATTTCTGCGCTTTCTTTTTCGGCCTATCCTCATGCGTAAGTGCAGAAACAACGCGAAGAGCCTCTAGGTTGACTGTTCCAAGAGGCTCAGGGGCTTTTGTCATGGCCGAGATACGTGCCGGGCGTTCGATCGTATCTGGGCCCTTATGCGTCATCGTGCCATAGAGCTTCGTGATGCGCGAGGCATTGCCAACCGCGACGTCAACGTGCGCCTGCGGCGTATCGAAGTGCTTGGCTAGATACTTGAGAATGCGTTCGACGATCTGCAGCGAGTCGCCGTCATTCGGTAGATCGATGCGGTAGAGTAGGTGTCCACCGTTGCCTGAGAGTGCTTCGACTGGAGCTGGCCAGCCTTGCGACGTTAAGAAGGCTTTGATGCGTTCGATGACTGTTAGCGCATAACCAAGTTCGACGTCAGTTGCATTGGTATCTCTAGGCCGATTAGGATCAACATCGATCAGCAGCCAGCGTCGCCACGTGATTGATTCGTCGTCAGCGCCGAAGCCCTTGATCTTCGTTTCGTCAAACGGATTCAGAACGATATAGATGCCGCGCGCTTTAGGCCAGTCAAGCACCCAGCGTGCTGCCTCATCGTGGTCAATGAAGCGTTTTGGTGTCAGCATCTTGTCGAGCAAGATGCGGATTTCGACGGGCGCATTTGGACAGAGCAGGTCGATGGTTTCGCGGATCATAAAGTAACCTGCTCATCAAGATATCGGCGCACGACCAGCATAACGTGTAATGCATCAACTACATCCCACGATAGTTTATCTTGCTTTTCTAATCCTTGCTTACATGCTCCACAAATATGGTGTGAAAAAGACTCATGCGAAACATAATATCCATCTTCAGAGTCTTCACCACATAGATCGCAGATACGTAGAAATTCGGCAAGAGAACAATCCGTACGTGGTTTACGTGGTCTGTTAACTAAACAGATGAGGGGATCGACGTCCGTCTTACCTGAAAGCCATCGGTGACAGTTATTACAAACTGCCATTAGATCGTCGAGAGGCTCATTTCCAATGTTTGCGTAAGTTATATGGTGTGTAGACTCATGAGGTGAAGGACAGCGATACGCACCTATATAGCGTTCGCATCTGTTTCCCGAGCGTTCACGGACGGCTTCTCGTTTGAGCGCCCATTCGCGACTAGCAAGATACGCCTGATAATCAAAGGTAGGCACAGTCTAGACCTCTGTGTTGTAAAGAGCGGCTCGGCCCGCTCATCCGGGTCTAGCGGAGGAGCAGCAGACAAGGCAGGGGGCGGCCGCCCCGCCGAGCCACTCTACAGTTTAACTCATCCTAGAAAAGATGTCTAATTCCCGCGTTTTCCTTAAACATTCCGCGCGAAGACAATCTTTTACAATAAAAGTAACCATTTCTTTTTAGAACGTAGTAGTATCTCTCCATCGGCCGCGACCCAGAGACACTGGGCGCCGCACAAGGAGAAGCAGATGACACTCAACATCACCGACCTCCGCAACGAGCTGGCAAACCTCAAGGATCGTTACAGCCGCGAACTGGAATCGCTCGAGCAGCGCGTCGCCGACGCCCGCAGCGCCATCGTAAAGCGCGACAGCTACTCGGATCACGGTCCGTTCAATATGTCGGCGACCTGCCAGAACCTGGCCGTACTCGCGGGGAAGATCGAAGAAGTCGCTAACGTTATCCGCTGGGCAGAGCAGGAGGTCAAGTAGATGTCTCCCATCGACAAGGTCCTCGACAAGCTCTCCAAGCTGAAGGCGGCGCGCGAAGGCGAAGCCGCCCTCGGCAACTCCGCTGCCGCCGAGGCGTTCGCCGAGGCCATCAACCGACTGCTCATCCAGCATGAACTCTCCGAGGTCGACATTCCGATCGGCGGCGTGAAGGACGAGCCGATCATCGAGCAGCAGGTCGACCTCAGAGCCTACGGCATCAAGTACAGCCGCGTACGCGTCGGCTGGCAGGAGGCGCTCGCCAGGATCGTGGCGCCGGCACACCTCTGCCGCTTTCTGGTTCACAGCGGAAGTAACTTCATCACCTTCGTCGGCACGCGCGAGCACGTCGCAGTCGCTGAGTATGCTTACGGCGTCTTGGCATCCGCAGCCGATCGTATGAGCATGAAGGCGCGCGAAGACTGGTGGAAGGAGGAGTGCGGCGGGCAGCACCTGGAGTCAGGCGGCTTTCGCGCCAGCTGGCTCAGTGGCTTCATCGGCAGGATCGGCGAGCGGTTTCGCGAGGCGCGCAAGGTCGAGGTTGCGCAGGCGACGAACAGCAGCACCGCGCTCATGCGTCTCGACAACGCGCTGACGCGAGTCTCGAAGCACATCGACGAGAAGTATAAGAGCAAGATTCGCGCAGCAGCGACAGGCGGCAACAGCGCGGCTGGCTATCGTGCAGGTCGTGCGGCGGCAGATCAGATGAAGCTCGGGCAGAAGGGCGTCGGGACTTCAACACGTAAACAGATTTCATAGGCATTGAACTTCAAGGAGCAGCATCATGTACACCACCACGAACTACCCGTCGAAGAAAGCCCTCAAGGACGCCATCGCCGCCGGCACGAAGGTCAGCGTCTACCAGCCGAACGACATGTACGGCAAGACGGACCAGGTGCAAGTCGGCACGCATAAGATCACGCTGGAAGGTCCGCACTATCCGCAGCCGCACCGCTGGTACGCCGAGGCGACGGTGGTCGACGGTTACGTAACGAGGGTCAAGTGAAGGCCGTCAATGTTCACGAACGCTGCATCTATAGAGGCTACACGATCCGCTGGTCGCTCTTCACGTTAGAGAAGCCAGACTCACGATTCTGGGTCGAGAAGGACGGCTTTCACATCTGCTGGGCCAACACAGTCGACGAGGCCAAGCAGAAGATCGACGAGGTTACGTCAGATGCTGGAGGCGCGTCATGACGCTCGACTTCATCATCGACCGCCCGCCGCTCTCGTTCCCCGTGCCGGCCTATGTGCCGCACTTGTTCACTGAAGGAGAAGCAGACATGCGTAAGCAGATGCCCGCAGGAGAAGCTCGGCCACTCGGCGTCTCGAAGAAAAAGTTCGAACGCGGGCGTCACGTGGCAGGCGCCACGCAGAAGCCAACGCAGAAAACTGTAGACACCCCCACGCAGCACGTAGTAGACTTACATCAGGTCGAGGCAATAACGCCGACCGACCCACCAGCTGCACCGCAGCAGGAGAAGCACATGATCCTCACCTACAAGAGTTCCAGCAAGAACGGCAAGCAGGCGTATTACAGCGGCGCAGCGCTCGTCCAGCGCTTCGTCGTGAAGGGCTTCAAGGGCGGCGTGGCGCCGGCCAGCTTCGAAGTGGTCGACGGCGTCTTCGAAGAGCCGAAGGTGAAGGCCGAGAAGGTGAAGCTGAGCGCTGAAGAGAAGAAGGCGGCCGCCGCAGAGCGTAAGGCCGCGCGGGCGGCCAAGCCGAAGCCCACCTTGGCGGAGCTGGCCCAGCGCGCCCAGGATCGCGCCAACAAGCTGGCCGCGAAGGCGGCGGCCGAGGCCGCGCAGCCGTCGATGTAAGACTCGAGGCGCCGACCACCAGCCGACGGCTCGAGCCGACAGTCCGCTAAGTCTAGCAAACACCTAGATTTAGCGGATTTTTTATTTGAGGCTCATTTTTCTATAGACATCTAAAAAGATTTGCTATACACTCTCTACATGAAGTCCGACACCGTCAACCGCGACCCGCAGACAGCGGGCGCCGCTGAGGAGAAGAAGATGAACACGCGAATCGTCAACAAGTATGGCGCCATCCTCATCACCTGCGTCTGTCATTACGAGTGGCAGGCTGCTCACATCTACGGCCTGATGATGGAGACTGCAACGCCGACGGCCGATGAATGCCCGATCTGCCGCGAAGAGTGTCAGCACTACGAGCATCCAGCGAAGGTCCGCGCCGCGCTTCTCGACCCGCGCTGCACGCATACGCGCTTCCGCTCGTTCGGTTCCAGCGGCTACGTCACGGTCTATCACCGCGACGCGACCTCGCCGACCGGAGTCTTTGCAGCAGTTGGTGCCAGCGCAGAACTCTTCGACAAGATCTACAACGAACTGCGGACCGCCGGCCTGCTCTCATCCTCGAAGTCTCCGCTGTCGCCGACCGAAGGGCTGGGTGGACGATGACCTTCCGTTCCCTCCTCTACACCACGTCCCGCGTGCTCGGCGACCTCCATGCCGTCGAGCACCACCGGGTGCCACAGCGCATCGCCCGTCGCATCGTCTACAAGCACGCCTTCCGCACGGCCGGGTGGCTGTGCAGATTGCTGGGGGTGAGCCGATGACTGACGATGCACGCATCCGAAAGCTAGAGGCTGAACTAGATCACGCTATCTCTGCTGCTAACGAGGCGCTGATGACGAGCGCGTCGAGGGCCAACATCATGGAGTCGTATTTTCAGGAGCTGACGGCGCTCCGCGTCAACCTGACGGCGCTGATAGCTAAATGGCAAGAGAAGACCGCTGACTGTGATGAGTATGCCCTTAAAGAGGACGATGTTGAGGCGTGTAGGCGCTGGACGACACGTTCA